ACTCGGGTGTCAGGTAATCGGATCCTATAACTGGTCGGATCCGTATAAAGTTAAACTTTATTTAGGAGTTGGAAGGACTCCTTGAAGATCTTCGAGACGCAGATTTCGACAGATTTTCTAAACCAGGAATATTCCCAGATATCTATATAATATTTATATCCTATATTTTTTAAATAATACCATATAAGATACTTCATTTTCCCTTCTGGGTATTCCTGCCTGAGTTCGTTCTTATAACTTTCCACATATAAAAGGGGTTCACTATGTCATTAAAAGAAATTTTGTCAGCAGTCCAGAACTCATTTCAGTTTAAAAAAGGAGCTGATTTTAGGGGAATTAAATACGAGCTCTCTGTCTTAAGTGTAGACCAGGAGAAGAAAGTTAACAGCGTTGTAGCTACCTATGACAATATTGAGGGTTTGGATTATTACAATCAGCTGAAGAAAGAGCTCCTTTGTGAGGCTATTACTGCAATAAACGGGGAAGCTATTGGGAAGACAGTCAAGGATACTGATGCCAGCGGTAAAGAGGTAGAGAAAGACAAAGCTATATTCTTAAGAGGTTTGTTAGGAGATATTCCGACTGCCGGTATAGATCAGCTTTTTGAAGTTTATTTGGATCTTAAAGAGCAGTCTGAGGAGATCCTAAAAAAGGAAATGCGCTACGACTGGTTTAAGACACCAGAGCAGCGTAAGAAGGAAGTGGAAGAAAAGATCAAGAAAGACGAAGAAGAAAAAGTTAGGAAAGCCAAGAAAGAAGAGGAAGAAAAAAACAAGACTAAAACACCAGAAGAGCCTGAATTGAATATAAGGAAGATAAAAGAGGAAGCTGAAACAGAAGTTCCCAAATAAACATCATGGAAGTCAAGGAAGCATACGATAACATAGAAAAAATATTAACGTACGGATTTTTACCTTCAGTCGCACGTTATAATAATAGTGTTATTGTTTTTAAGACTATAACGGATAAAGAGTATAAACAGATATCTTTTTACAATAATGAAGCAGACTACAATTGGTCTTTATACCGTTTGGCTTTTTCTACTTTCATGATAAACGGGTCTAATTGCTTAGAAAACAGGGAGGAAGCTATTACTAAGCTTCTAGATTTCTACAGCAAGATACCCATAACTACTTTTGTGAAATTCCTCCAAGATGTTGATTCATTGCACGACATATACCTAGAATCTTTAAATTTTCTCGAGGGGTATTGTTACACGGCCAAATCAAAGATTCTTTGGAAGGTTTTCGACACAAGCGTAGCCGATACAAGCTTCTACTACGGGATACCTGGTATCAAGAACGTAGGTCTTAATAATGCCCAAGAGAATTGGATACTAATCAATAAGCAGTTAGATGAAGAAGAAGATTACAATACTCAATTCAAACTGTCTTTGATGATAGCTTCTTCTTTTAACGGTAAAGGTGCCAGGGATATAGGAAGTAAGTTTGATTTTCATAAGCAGGAGTTAGAGGATCTTAGGGAAGAGGTAGCGAAATACGGGTATGATAAGCGCAGGATAGAGATGAGTAAAAAGGAGGGTTGGGCTAAGCCTCTGCGTACTCGAGAAGAACTTATTAGAGAGCTCAATCGACAGATGTCCGGGGACAAGGATAAGCATGATTCGTTCCTGGATCAATGTATTGAAAGTGAGAGGAAGCATGCAGAGGGTGCCAAGAAAGCTGTAGAAGAAAAGCAAAAGAAATTTAGGGATACAGTGCAGAAGGATATCGATTTAAGCAAAGTAGAGTCTTCTAGGGTGGCTACAGAGGAAGAGGTTGCCAAGCTGTTTGAAAAGAGTAAGAAAAAGATTCGTGGTGCTGTTCCTACAGATGCATACGAAAAGTTCAACATGCATGAGAAAGTTCTTAAGAAGATAGGCGTAACAAAGATCAAAGCGGACTAACGGAGTAATTTATGGCTAATATGACCCCGGAAGAAATGAAAAAAGTAGCAGATTTAACTGCTAAAAGACTTGTAACAGAGCAGCAATTAAATGCTGCTGGGATAGAGTATTCCAAGATCATGGAAGACCAGCTCAGATTCATGACAAAGATAGGGGATAATGTTAAAAAACTTGAAAGAGTAAGAAGCAAAGATTTAAAAATTTTAGAGAGGATAAGACACGCAGAAGCTCTCAGAGGAAAAAAGAGTACTCAGAACTATAGGGAAGCTCAAGCAGAAGTAAAAAAATTGAGCGAAAAGGAACAAGAGGCTATTTTAAAATATAAGAAAATGCGTAAGGCAGAACGTGATGAAGAAAAAGCTGCTCGAAAAGAAAGTGCAGAAGAAGCACGAAAGGGCATAAATAAAGAATTAGAGGGTCTAAAGGCAATAGACAAACAAAAAGAAAAGTTAATAAAAGAGGAAAATAAACTCAGAAAAGCCGGAGTTGGAGGAGGGAAACTTAAAAGAACAGTAGGTGGGTTAGGAGATATCCTTGGAGCTAAAGGATTTCGTCCTATGGATTGGCTTGAAAGAGGAAAAAGTGCCGATAAAAAGCTTGGAATAGGTAAATTTTTTGGTGGTGTTTCGGATAAAATGAAGGCAAAAAGAGTATCTGCAGTACCTGAGGGAGTAAAACCAGCAGCTGCAGGTGCTTTAGAAAATGTATTTGGGATGTTATCCAAAGCGGGTCCTTTTCTTGCTGTAGCTGCCGGGATAACAGCCCTCATTAAAGGTGTAGTTGATTTAGAAGCTTTCATGACCGACCTGAATAAAACTTTCTTAAAAATGGCTGGTCCGACAGTAGGAATAAGGAATGTTCCAGCAGAAATGAAAGAATTCAACGACTCAATTTATGATTTACAAAGAAACCTAAAACTAGGAGTAAAGGCTAAAGACATACAGGAAATGTTTGGAGCTATGGCCAGTGCAGGGATGTCTTTAATGGGTGCCAAGCAAAAGATGGGATCTTATGGGAATGCTATCACCGAAGCCAGGAAATTAAGTTTAGAGTTAGGCGTGTCAATGGATAAGGTTGGTGATATGGTTGTTAAACAGATGCTCAACATGCGCACTAATTTTTCTGATGCGGGGACTGCTTTAAGAGCTGTGGCATATGATGCCTCAAAAGCGGGTATTACTTTTGATAAGTTCTATGGATCTATAGAGAACTCTGTGATGTCTCTATCTTATTTTGGAAATTACTTAAAGAGTACCTCAACACTTTTAAGTGGTTTTATGCAAGGGGCACAACTTGGCTTTGAGGACGCAGCAAAAGCAGCAAATAATATGGCACAGGCTTTTTCAGGAGTAGACTATAAAAAAGGCATGAAAGCCATGCTGGTGATGGGCGAAGACGTCTCTAAAAAGATGTTTAAAGAATTAGAAAAAAATGATCAGGATAAGATTGAAGGCATAAAATCAAAAATTAAAGCTTATGAGATAGAAGTAGGTGAAAACCCTAAAGATGAAGCAGCAGCAAAAGAATTAGACAATTTGACTAAAGAACTGAGGAAAGCAGAAGCTAGACAAGCAACATTGACAGATGCACTAAAAAAAGCCGATACGGGTGATCTATCAGATTTAGGAATGCAGCTTGGAAGACTAGCAGATAGACCTTATGAAGTTATGGAGAAACTATACGGACTAGCACAGGAATATACACCTGGGCAAGTTCAGATACTTTCTAACATCTTGGGTGTCTCTCAAGAAACAGTTTTACATATGAAGGAAAATGTGAGAGAGACAAAAACAGCTTATAGTGAATTTGCTTCTGGTAATAAAGATGTTTTAAAAACTATGCTTGGTGGGAATAAAACACTTTCAGAAGATTTCAAAGCTCTTTTAGAAGAGAGGGCAAAAGGTGGTACCGGCACAGACTTATCGGTTACTTTTCAGGAAAATTTGACAAAAATATTGTCAAAAAGTATGAGTCTTGCAGAGGCTAAAAAAAGAGCCACGAAAATGATAATGTCTATTAATAAAGGTTTGGACATTGGTTTGTTGAGACCATTTCAAGGGTTGATAGATAAAATGGAGGCAGAGAACGCAACAGAGGCAGATTTAGAGTTATCAGATCCTGAAACCGCTAAAGTCCTTGAGAAAGGGAATGATCTCACGGCTAAGGAGACCAAGACTAATCAGACTGTAATAGATCAGCTTATAAACAAAACGACGTCTGCTAAGGATTATTTTGAAATAAGTAAAGAAGCTCTTAAATATGTTGGGGCTGATGCAACCAACGAATTTTTAAAGCAATTGAATGCTCATGCTACTAAAATGGTAGGGTTTTTAAGTCTAATCTCACAAGATAAAGAACAGAAAGCTTTAGAACACATTGATAATTTTTTAAGTACACCTGGAGTAGCTCAAAACGGATTAAAAAGAGGTGATATACCTCAACTAACTAAAAATATAGACAGCAATCAAAAGAGTTTAGAATGGACGCTAGACAGTTTTACAAAAAAAATGCAGGAGACTAAACCCGATTATAGTGCTGAACAGGCAAAAACAGATGTAGAAAAATACGCAGCTCCAGACTACAAAGGAGACGTACCAAAAGAGTTTACAGATGTTGTTGCTAATTATAAGAGAATAAAAGAGGCTTTAGATAAGGCCACAAAGAACCGTAAATTTTTAGAGGATACCTTTGGTATGTTTGGTGCAGGATATCTGGTTCCAGGAGAAGAGGCAAAAGCTCTTGAACCAGAAGTACCAGGACCTCAAGATAAAGAAAAAACTAGTACGGGGATGCAAGATGCTTCTGATAAAATGGCCAGAGACGCCACATCTGCAGGCAAACCTCCTGCCGGAGAAACAACCGTTGGTATTGGAACACCTAAAACTGAAGATTTTAAAGCATCTAAATCTGGTTTAGCTCTTTTGGATAGCGGAGATATAGTAGCTAATCCCGCTGGTGGAACGATGGGAGCAAGCGGTCAATTCACTAAACAGCTTCTTGAAAATCTTGGGATGGATACTAATAAACTAATGGGCGGAATGCTTATGAAAGGTACAGGCGGGGGTCCCGCCTCATATAACATAAATTTAGGAGGAATAACTGTGCAAGGAGATGTTGCAAATCCAATGTTGATCAATCAGATGAGTCAGGTAGTAACAGATACCGTTATGCAGGCTATTAAAAAGAATGAATACGAGAAGAGCTCCGTTAACTAATGAGGGATCATGGCAGACGATTTAACTTTACTCAATGCTGGGAATTACGGTTTAAGTAATAATTCCTCATATAATAAGCAATTAGAGGCTAATTATGAGCATAATGCCGCATTGCTAAGTAATTCTCAGTCACTGCTACCCTACGCCCTAAACACAGTCGGACAAGATTTAAAACCTATCCTCTATAAAGAGGGTATAATATCTCCTACTAATATAGTTGATATAACACCAAGCGAGAACGCGACTATAAAGCCAATCTTGGTGGCTGGCGTAGCCCCGTTGATCCCGTCTATAAGAGGAACCATAGATCCTAATCAAAATACAGATTACATGCAAAAAATAGATGTTACGGATCCTTTAGACGGACTTAGCATCAGACCACATTTGAAGCAGTTTCAGGGTATATCAATGTACCTGGAAATGATTGATAGTGATTTTAATAAGAAGGGCATAGTCCTTAATCAAGATTACATTGTAACAACTTTAAAAATAGATCCTAATCCTGAATCTTTAACATTGAACTCTGCTAAAAAGACAGTAAGATTCACGACACTGAATCGCTGGGTAGAAGAGCACTGGGGGGATGAGATAGATACTGTAGCATTTACTGGATCAACTTTTTCTTTTTTTGGTATAGGTCCTGATGCCCCAGATGTAGGATTAACGTATTCTTACAGGAATATGACACCAGCCTATGAGTATCTAAAGCAGCTTGTAAAATTTTTCCAGATGAATGGTTGTTTATACCATAACGGTTCTGATTATGACTCCCAGGGATACTTAGCTGTTATGGATTTTCTTAACACTAATCCAGAATTTCAGAACAACCATCCATATAGGGGAATGATAAAAGAAAGACTATACTTGAGATTGGCGTATGATTATCTTGTGTTTCTAGGAAGATTTGAATCTTTTGATATAATAGAGGACGCAAAATCTCCTTATAGATTTACGTACAATATAATCTTTAAAGCTGAAAAAACCATTTATTTGCTGGATAAGTCTCCGACCTCGGGGACTGACGCTCCAGCGAATACTCTTCAATCTAATAGCAATACTGAAATGATTCAAGGATAGCGTATGGTTGCTGATGCCTCAAATACCATAAAAGCTTTCAATGATTTGATAACGAATCATTCTGGTGGGGGATTTTTTGTTCAACCAACCGGTATTACCACAGAGTTGCCCTATATAACAGCTGTTACAAGAGGCATCGATTATAAGCTTTTTAATGTTTCTATATACAATCAGAAAGAAGATGCTGATAGTATTTCCATGGCTTTGTTGATAAATCCATCAGATTTAACTATAGGTCAAACCTTCATGGCGGCAGATGCTTTTACCAGGCAAGGATGGTTATCGACGTTATGGGGCAGGAATCAGCAAACGCTTGTAGCAAACTTATCTACGGCAGCTTTTTACGTCTATGGTATAGGACTCTCCTCGTTCATGAGGAATTTTTCTTTATCCTTCAAGAATTTTGTAACTTTTGTCGGTATCTTCAAAAACAATGGATATTATTTTTACAAAGGATTACAAAATAGAGATTTTTTTAATAGTGACCCAGGTCGAGTTATTAATGTACTGGATCAGGTTAAGATAAACTATGACGGAGTAGATTACCTTGGATCTTTTAGCAATCTCACTACTGATGAAAATACTGAGATGCCATTCAGGTTCGCTTTCAATTTTGAGTTTATAGTTTCTGGCTTAAGAGGAGAAAAGGCAGAGGGGCATCTCAGGATATGTGATGCTAATGGGTGCAACGATAGTTCAGCAGTCACGATACGGACTCAGGGTATTTATAGTTTTAATGAAATAGCACAGTTGGATACGTCGGAGTTAACTGACATATTCAGTACAAGTAGCAACGAAACAGATGGTGTTTCTGATGCTAATGATAAAACCGAGTCTACTCCTGCCGGTGTCTATAGTTACACAAAAAACGAAAAGGGAGTTCTTGCAGACGAAGGAGTTCAACAGGCAATAACAGAGGTTGCCGCTGATCTTCATATCAATCCACAAACCCTTATAAACCTTATTCATTTTGAAAGTGGGTGGGATGCGCAGGCCCTCAATAAGGAAGGATCTGGCGCACAGGGTCTGATTCAATTTACGGATGCAACAGCTATGAAACTAGGATTTAAAAGTGCCGCTGATTTGATTGCACAGTATCCGGATGCCCAAAGTCAGTTACTTGGTCCAGTGCTTAAATATCTTTCTCAGTGGAAATATACCACGAACCAATCTGTTTATATGGCGGTATTCTATCCGACTGCCCGCTATGTACCTCCTGATACGACGTTTAGTAGTATTGTCCCTGCTTCTAAGTATCCTAGATTTGCCAGACAGAATCCAGGTATTAGCACTGTACAAGATTATGTTAATTATGTTGAAGGAAAGTAAAAATGCCGATTTTTGATCTTAACGATTTTGAATATAGAAGGGTACTGAAACTTGCCCCAGATGCTTTCGTGGTATTTAATGGAGCATTAGGAGGACGTATAGTTTCCCCCTTGAAACCTAATCAATACCAAAATATAGATCCACAAGGGGGAATAACCTCTGTTAATGCTAACGGAACCGTATCTCCTCCAGGATCTGGAAGGGCTACGATCCAAGTTGTTGCGCCAAGATACAAGGGACTGCATCAAGATTATTATGTTACGGTACCGAGCGGCGTAAGAGTCCCTTATTTCCTTCCTATGATGGAAGTAAAAGTCTATATGAAGGGTCGTTTTTTTGCAAACAACAACCCAGTATATTACCCTGCTTTTTGGGGAATTATAATAGATATATCAGAGGACTATAGTGACGGAGTTTTTACTTTTACCCTACAATGCTCTGATGTGCTAACGTGGTGGAAGTATCAGAAGCTCACTATTAACCCCAGCGTTTATACAAACGTGTTTGGGGGGCCTAAAATAGAGAACATGCCTACGGTTTTCAGGAATAAGAATCCGTGGCAGATAATATATCAACTTTTAATGGATACGCAATGGAGATCCAAAGACAATGAATCAACCTATAATTTTGTTTATCCTAATCTGTCTAATATAAATCTTTTGCCCGATTTAGGAGGAATCCCTCCGTCAACTATAGGAGCATTGGCTGTTCAAGTAAACAAGTACTGGTCAGACAGATTTAGTTTCTCCGGAGAGACCGTTCCATTAGAAATGTTCGGGCTTACTAAAGAGATAACTACTGAAGAAATGAAAGTAATGGATGAGTTGCAAAAAGCAGGAATAGACTCTATAGATTCAAGATATTCAGAAAGAATCGCAGCAGATATAGCCTTAGACTATAATCTATTAGCTAGAGTTTTACCTTTTGGTGATTTAAACCTCTTTGGAGACGGTTCGAGTCCAATGGAGTATACAAAACTGGAGATAGCACAAAGAGTTTGTGAATTAACTACTATGGAGTTTTATTTAGATCTAAATGGAACTATGGTTTTTAAACCTCCTTTTTATAACATGGATGTTACTAAAGCAGACGTCCCCTATTATGTTATAGAGCCGTCAGACGTGGTAAATTTCAATGCCAATGTTAATTCGGATCATATCGTTACATTCTTGGAAGTAAGCGCTCCTAAGATACAAAGGGTGCAAGAAATTGATATAATAGGATTCCATATCGATTGGGATTTAATGGCTAGATACGGTATGAGATACCAAAAGGCTCACATAGCCTATGGTAATGATTCAAAATCTCTTCGTTTAATAGCTGCAGCAGAGATGGCACGTATAAATGGTAGAGCGACTTCGGGAAGTATTACTATACCGTTACGTCCAGAGATGAGACTAGGATACCCAGTTTATATAAGTCACATAGATGCCTACTACTATATCAACAGTATAAGCCATTCCTTTTCTTATGGATCAAGCGCAAACACTACACTATCCATGGAAATGAGAAGAGATCGTATGTATGACCCAACTGGAGAGGTCGTAAATCAAATAGCTCCAGTTGTTCAAAGTAATCAAACCCTAGATAACACTAATACTTCAGATATAGGAAGAGTCTTGAGAGGTTTTGTGTATAGATTCAGAGAAGGATCTACAATTACAGCAAACACAATGTTTCAGAATACCCCTGATGGTCAAGCAGCAAAGCTGGCCGCAAATGCTGTTAATTTTAATAATCCAAGTTACGTACAACTTTTGCAACAGAAAGAAGATTTCAAAAGATTAACACAAGCAATGACTGGCCCTAGATTTAATGGGTTCTATGAAATATCTCCTGCCAGGATAGCGGCAGGATCATTTAACGCTGTGACTCAAAACACCAGTACTGTAAACGCATCAGGAGATAAATCTACAGTAATGTCTAATGAGCTGCTTATGATAACAGATAGTACGATACCTTTTACAGATGTGAACGGGTATAAGCATATTGGCGCTTTTCCATATGGTGCTAATTTACAATTAGTAGGAGGAGTGGACCTTGTAGATAAAACTGACATTGAAGGACAATTAGATGAGATAGCCAGAAAAGTGTTGCAAGAGCCAAATCAAGACGGTAATCCGATGCAGGAAATATCACCTGTTAATAAGAATGCTCCTGTTTTCCAGCCTCTTGCAAGTGCTCCTATTACACAAAATAGCACACAGCAGATGTTAGCAGATCCTGTGACTTCTGGCACAGGTAATGGAAATAAAAACCAGTCCCTCGCTATGGGATCTTATACACCACCAACGACAGGATAAAGGCACGAGACCATGAACGATAAGATGTTAAAAGCTTTTCAGCATAAGGGTTTTAAACTACCCCCAGGTGCTCGTCCTCCTATATCTTTGCAGAAACTTGATATAAATTTCTGGCTGGCAGAAGTAGTCGATGTTGATGTTGAGAGACAGACAATGTCTGTACAGACAAAGTTTAAGGATACTCCTATAGCTGGTGTCCCGATAACACAGCCTTTTGCAGGTACTTCCTCTTTTATCTCCGGTGTCCCTGAAAAAGGATCTATGGTTTTATTGGGAGTCAACTTTGAATTTGATATCGTATATCCAGTAGCATATTTGCCAGCATATATCTACGCGATAGATCACCAGCACGTACAAAAGTGGCCAGATATACTTCAGTCTGTTGATAATGATCTTTTCTACAGACATAGACTATTGAAACCTGGAGAGATCAACATAGGATCAGGGGAGGGCTCAGAGATCCTTTTAAGCTATGATACCCTATTGGAAAACTCCTATGGAGACTCTTTTTTAATGAGGAGCTCGGATCATTCTATTATATCCTCATCTTTAGCTAATTCTATGTTTACGAGTGGCGTGTGGATGAATGCTGGTATCATACAAAGAAACTCTTTGGATCAGCCCAACACGGATGATGGACATTTTGCATATAGGCGTGTTTTAAGAGATGGAAGAGTAACATATCAGTTACGCCCAGAGAACAGCAATGAGTTCAGCAAGTATTATTCAGAATATCTGATAGAAGTAGAGGATCAAGGATCCCCTACACTACCTCTCAATGACATAAATTATGAAATAAATTCGGATATCCGTAGACCTATTGCCATTTTATCCATGGGGAACTTTGCTGGAAATAACTCAACAAAGCCTACTACGTATGGGAAGCTTTTAAGAGTAAATCTTTTTAACTCCCCAAACGCCTCAGATGGGACATTCTCATTCGTGCCCCTAATAAAAGATCAACCGGAAAATTACGGTATGGCTATTATGCTGTATGCCCCAAGGCGTGAGAACTATGAGGGTAAAGGAGCACTATTCGGAATAGATAAAGAGGGTCATTTTTATCAGTACATCCCTCGTGCTTCTGGAGGAGGACTTGGCAAAGGTAGATCCATGTCTATTTTTGCAGAAGGTAATAAAAAAGAGATATGGGGAGCAGAGGATACGTCGGGTAACTCTTGGGACATGACGCTTAAAGGTGGATTAAGGTGGGATGTTGGGACGCACAATGACGGAGACATCAATAATCCTTCTTTGAACTCAACTAGCATGTATGTTAAGACAAGCGGAAGAGTTTACTTTCAATATGGATTAAAACCAGAGACTACAATCTATGACATCGATCAATCTGACAAAGTGCCTAAGGATATTTCTAAATACAAAAAGATAGAAAAAGTAGGGGGATACGAGCGAAAAGAAGTTAGTGGAAGCAGAGAAACAATAATCACTGGAGGAGATAGTTACAGTATAGGCGGATTAAAAAAAGAAAAGATCACAGGTTTCTATGACACACATGTCGGTACCAGCAGGAACATCAGCATAGGAGATTGTCATACTCTATCTGTAACAAACGAGGCTCAAGAAAAAATAGGCAGTAAGAAAATAACCTGCTCAAAAGGCAGTCACGAACTTACTATAAATACGATTGGAAGCATCAAAGAATCTATAGTAGTACAAGGGGATAGGACTACCGATATAACACTGGGAAACATAAAAGAAAACATAACAACTCTTGGAAGTAGGACATTTGAAACTAAAGCAGGAGACTACAGCGTCAATGTCCTTACTAAAGGAAATCTTACTCATAAAACAAACATAGGAGATGTTGTATCTAATACTAAAGTAGGAAAAGCAGACATAGGCTCTAGTCTGGGTGTTAGCATTAAGACCCAAGCCGGAGTAACATTAGACGGGTTAAAAATACAATTGAAGACACCCGCTTCAGCATTGGGTGGAAATATTATAACAAAAAACACATCAAATTGTTACATAACTGGTGCCCCTAATATAGGGATACCAACGATTACGGCTTAATATGCCACTAACAGCGACATCTATCTCTTCATCTATAAAAGGATTCATGGCTCTTGTAGGATTCAATGGAAGGGATATGGGTAAAATAGCAGACTCTGTAGGGAATGCGGTTTTTATGCACCTTTCTATACCTAATGCTGCTTCCGCTACAGTTTCTGGTACAGTAGGACCAATAGGAAGTATCACTAACATATCCGTACAGGGGATAGTACCCACAGTTATGAAGAGTTTAATGGAGGTTAAGGGAGCCTCATCTGGCTTCACAGGACGTGATTTAGGCAAGTTATCCCAGGCTATCTCTATGGGGCTTTCTACTCAATTAATGACGATGGTTTTTAACGGTAGTGCAATAGGATTAGCCATAGGAGGGGGCACAGCAAAGTTCACTAGTATCAATGTAAATGCGCTAGGATCACTGTTAAAAGTAGCTTTGGCAGGAGTAGGTTTTACTGGTAGGGATTTGAGTAAATTGGCGGATATGGTAGCTACCGGAGTAGTTCAACATTTACAGACCTCTGCCACATTTCCAGTTGTGGCTACTGGAGCCATTGCCCCAGTGCCCCCAACAGGACCATTAGCAGCTGTAGGGATACCATCAGTTTTTTCAAAAATAAGCTAAAAGGATATTATATAACATGAGCTTTGACATTTTTAAGTACCAATCGATAAACCTCGAGAATACTGTAATCCGTAATCCCCGTGTAGGTACCAAGAACAGGCCTACCTCCAGAACTATAGAAGTAGGTTGTACTGGTATTGGAGCCAGTGATGACATCTATACAGGTGAAACAGGGGTCGATACTGACTATCTAATCCAGGGAGCTGTTCGTGGTAGTATCGTTAAGGGTACTGGTACGTATACCCTTAACAACAATACCATAACCGCTATCACAGGTATAAACGGCCTTCAGCCTTCGGATAACTTAATATTTGGAGATATTGTAAGAGCGGACGGTTCTGAGACCTTCTATAACATAACAGGGATGAGCTCGGATTTTTCTACTATTTATCTCCAAGATAAAAACACGACAGAGACAGGGATAAAATCTTTTCAGGCTAGAAAAATAAAATTAAATAGCGTTTACTTTGAGTATGTCAAAAGTTTGGAAGATGAAAATAGATTCGTCTACGATAAAAATAATCGGGATTGGAGATTCACGGGATTGCAGCCTGATGGTCCCCTTGTTGCAAAATCTGACGCAGAGATGTATATCCCTGGAGATCCTGTAAGACTTCAGTTTTTGTCTGCTAATACAAAAACAGCTCCTGATGTCACATCTATCGATACCACGACTACTGATCCAAAAGAGCCTTATAGTCAAAAGATCCTAGAATCTAAATTGGTTATCGACACCCCAGAGATCTCCCTTATGCCGGTACCGTATCCGGATGACGATGAGAATTTTCACGTTTATTGGGGACCTCAGAATAGTCTGTCTTTGAAGACAAAGGACATAGATTACACTGTAAACTATCAGATGGATCCTGATTACACTTCTGCCAAACCCCCTTATAAAGACAGGAATGTAGCGTATCTTAAGTTCCTCAAAGAACTTGATGACGTCACTCAGGTTACTGGTATCGATCAGAATTTCCAAGGTTTATTCAATGTACATGAAGCTCCTTTGACTCCAACAGCTGTTGGTAAAGCTGTTACAAACATATATCCTAATGCACAGTTATATGACGAGAACGGAACGGAGTTCACTGGTTTGAGAGTTAAAGTTGGGGATAAAGTAGAGGATAGATTTTTTGACTACAATGTGGAATATGATAGTGGGATTGTCCATTTTATTAAGCACCAGAATATGGAGCCAGTAGTTCAGAATATTATATACAATAAGAGTCTTTTATGGGATGGCATCAGTGTAATAAAAGGTACGAGCGAGACAGGGTTAATTTCAAACAACAAAAACAATCTAGTCATCCCCTATGGCATCTCTGGGTTAACGGGGATAGACTATCCAGTTTTCTTTGAAGATGTAGATCAAAACGATTATGTAGAAAGAGTTGACTATCGAATAGAGTATACGAGTGGAGCTGTGGAGCTTACTAATCCGTTGAAATCAAACGAGTGTGTACTTGTCTCATATTTTACCGAAGGGGAAGACGTTACAGACGAAGTTTTAAATCTTAATACTCTTCGTACAAGAAAAAATCCTGTCATAGAATCCTCAGTAACAATTAAGAAAAAGTATGCTATCACTAGCGGCTCGGGAACCGGTACTGGATTAAAAATTTTGATTGAGAATGTAGATTTTACTTTATCCTATCTTACAGGGAAAGTGACTCTTCTTGATCCTTCTATAATAGAAGATTTAATAGAGTTGGATATAAGCTACACACCTTTTGCTCAAATAAATTGTATTATCCAGCCAGTAGTAAACGATTCTAAGACCTATCGTATGACTATAGTGGACGATGTCCTTGAGACGGTTGATCCTTTTAATTTGAGATTTAACATACAAAATGGAGATGTTTCCGTTCCTGTTGTAGATCCTTTCGGGGAGAACCCTACAACATATTCTGGGACAATGCTCAATCTCTATTCCGTTAAAGGCGAAGGTGAGCCGGGATTCGGTCTAAGTAATCTTACTGCTGACGACATGCTGAGTCTCGGAATGACAGGGTTAGAGAGCTTGGGACTAGCGGAAAAGCTAGGACAAACTCCCGATGAGTTTTATGCAATAGGGATAACAGGGATAATAGAGTTGGGTCTATCCCCTGACAAGACTATCGATTACAACACAACTAATTACACCTATACGGATGTTGATAAGATTCTGGCTCTTGATCTAAGCTATAATTCGGCCAAAGTAAGACCGGATATTAATGATCTTATTATGGCTACATACAGTTTTGAATCGGAGACATTGCCCTATGCTCCTATTCAGACGGTCTTTCCAGTATTCAATCAAGATGAGAGCAGTTTTATTATTGAAGGTTTTGATAAAACAGATGTCATAGTACCAGGCATGATATTCAGGATCGATAATTTTGACCCAGAGAAATCCTATTATTTTATAGTTAAAGATTCGGTCTATGATGGATTGAGTACCACCGTTTACCTAACAGGGAGTTTTCCTGAAGATATTAGAAATCCTTCTTTTTATCTATTTGACGACATTGTACAATGGAACGCCTTCCCTGACGGTACTGCTATAGACCCAAGCATAAGTGTCGGGTCTAATACCCTTACGCTTACAGGAGACCTTTTAAAGATAACTGACCTGATAAAAAGCAACACACTTATTCTTATTAATGATACAGATATATACCAGGCTACTTCTGTTACGTCAGTCGGTAATACATTACAGGTAGGTATCTTTCCGAATCTCTTGAATGTAATGCCAGAAACTATTAAAATAACAGAGCCAATCTACCAGGTCGGAGATGTTAATTTAATATCCGATTATCCAGTCATAATAGATCCCCCTCATCCAGCTTTCTCCTTACGGTATGTAGGTCCAACCAATGCTGTCTATAGTCTAGCTACGTTGTTTATAGACGATGAGCAAATAGTCTTGAGTGAAGTAGTAGACGATAAGACTTCTGTAAATACTTTTATGTTTAATGATCCAAGTACTCCTGACATACGTAGTTTGGTCAATAAGATACAGGCTACTGCAGGTATTCCTGGATATACCTATCCAACAGGACCTTTTACTCTTATTTCTGAAGAGGGGATTGAGCAGTATTACATAGGCCCAGGATATTGGAGTTCAAACTTGATTATTCCTTTTACTGGGTCAAGTCCTGTAGTTATTCCTACAGAGGGTTATGTTTTCACTATCAAGCAAGAGATGTTTAAGCATATTATAATCACAACGTCAAAAGGTGCCCAGAGCTTTCTGGTAGAACAGAAAGACAGAACAGACTATTTTTCTGCAGGGAATCTGCTGGCATTTATAAGTAAGGCTACTGGTGATATCAGCTTCTATGAAGTTTCTGGAGTAGGTTTAGTACAGGAGAAGATATCAGACAAAATAACGTATACTCATACGCAGGTATCTTTTAACGATGTTTTCACCGAGAATCTTATAGATCCTAATATTTACAAGTATGACAGCGTGGTTTGGACTGATATTGCCTCTGCAGGTTTTTCCATAGATTCTACGGGATTGAAAATAACTTTTAGTTCTGATAGTCAATATTTCCGTACTGGTTCTATGATTAAGATAGGCGGCAAGTATGTTTATCAAATACGAGATATCTCCAAAGATATATCCTCTGTCACATTGACTATAAACACAGAAATAAATCCTCTTATTAAAGGGTCAGAGAGGGTATTGGTTTCAGATATGCCGGTGTATCTTGATCAGTCTTCTCCTCAAAAATATTTCAACATAAACTATACGCTTCCTGTAGGAAAAACAGGGCAGGCCACAGTAGCAATAGACGATAAATATATTACTATAGTGGAGAGTATCGACGGAGTTGCTGTCCCAACAACAGCCAAAATAGATATGTCCAGGTATGATAATCTCGTTCAGCTAGCTTCTGCTCTATCCAGAGTACAACTGTCCACCTCTAATTCTGTCTATGTAGGCCTCTCCGATGAAGACAAAACTTTTTATACGACTTTGGGTAGAAACGCTGTTTTGACTCCTACTGTGTCTCCAGTAGTGCTATCTGCAAGCATAGAAGTTTCCACATCTTCTTTTAGCATAAACTACATAGCCTCTGATAATACAGTAGATTCAGAGATATTGATGCCTCCAAGTTCAAACTATTTAGTCATAAACGAGTGGAAGAGAGCAGATCGACAAGGGACTTTGATAAGTCACACTGTAACTTTTGACGGAAAGACTTTGAACCAGATTACTGATGAGATACGGAACCTCGCGTCTATTACTAACAACAGCTGGAGCATAGGTCAAATATCCTATGATGTCTATTTTGGCAGTATGAGAACGGACTATTACACAATAACGCAATCTTCAGACAATACTGCTAAACAGTTTCCATACTCTATTAGAGTCACCGTCAATCCGAAGTACTGGTATCAAGTGGGTGTCCTTAACAGAAATATCCTTATTGAGGGTACTGATTATAATATAGAAGGGACAAGAGCAGTCCTAGTTAATCCAATCCAGATTTATGAGAGATATGAGCTCAGCTATTTGGGACTTACAAATTTGGCAGAAGATTCTGGTTCGAGGATATCCTGTTCTTGCAGATATTTTTTCAGCATACCAACAGGATATCAAGTTAATGTCTATATGGATTACCTGAATCTTGACCAGTACTATATACAGAAGCTCACAGAGAGAAAATTTATAGAGATAGTCACAGTCCCACAGATTAAGGACATACTGCAGCAATCTGGTGAGAGTGTCGGTATAGGTAATGATAGTGGAAGTGATAATCCTCCCGCCGTTTATGAAGGCGGTTTAATAGATCTCTATTATTACCTAAAGGACGAGAAGATTAAAAAAGAGATCTATTTAAAAATATTCATGTGGTATAAGCAAAGACTTAGAAATTTTGCTGCAGAAGCCCAACTTACTATGGGGATAAAATATGGGCATAGTAATTTTGTAGGAGTAAACAGCAACGGGCAGTTTACTATGGATGATGCTTATGTTGAAAATGAAGACTACTCTTTGACTACATTGTCGGACATAGCCCAGATAGATAACAGTTTTTCTAAATTTTTCCCAGTCGGATATAACGACTCCGCCCCTATGCCCTATAGTCGTTTTGGAAGTACCTATCTATCCTACAACCAAGTTTTCTGCTACAACGTCAACTACTACGGAGAGACCGGGGCTTTTATAAAAACTGAAGGAAGAGTCCTGTCTATTAATCCCTACTGGGCAGATGTAGTGGATCCTACGACGACATTCTCAAATCTTGATTTTGATATTTTGCCATATACTCAGACGACTTCGTTTGTGGAGGATACTAAAGGGACAGCTTTATATACTATTCCGTACGATCAGGAAGAGAAACATTTTAGATCCTCTGAATCTAATTTCCAGTTTTTGAAAAGAATTGAAGCAGGAGATCAGGTACAACTTAATGGTTTTAAAACCTTCTATGATATAGCCACAGTTGAACAAGTTGATCCTACGAATGTAAATGCCAGCGGATTTACAGAAGTAATTGAAAAAATAATGTTCCTAGGAACAGAAGGACCTTATGCCGGTAAACAGATGTTTAATGGAACAATCAGTGACCCAACAGATCCCAACTATAGTCCTATATATGGAGTGTATGCTGAGAGTGATCCAACAAAAAGATTCTATGTTGCTGCAGACGAAGCCACTGTAGCTTTAATACAAGGTACTCCAGTTGTAAGGCAAGATAAAAACGGGGATAATACTTCTAAAAATCCTATCATTGCATTGGGTTATACAGTTAAAAATATCATTATTTATGACAGGTTGATATTAAAAGACGGAGAATCCTTTACAGAATCTGGAGTCCCTACTTTTTCAGTATATCAAAGTGGTACTAATTGGATATATAAATATACTAAGAAAGATTTTTGGGGAATCTCTAGTAACTATCAGGAGGGTTTAGCAGATCTCGAACTTAGTCTGCCCAAAGATGGAAGAGACATAAATGTTAAACGAAATGCCAGTAAAGATTTTCCAGTTCTGTTCCCAGCTTATGATGATGAATTTAATCTTGGGACTAAGATAGTAGGTTCTAAGATAGTAGAGCAAAAAACAGGCACTGATACAATAATTAAAAATCTAGATATGTCTGACGTTCTTGGCATAGTACCAGGAGATCATAAAAATTTCACCATATACGAAGGCACCTATGACGACATATCAGGACTATGGAAAGTAAGGAGTGTCCTTTCTATAGACACAACTCCTTTAAATTTTTTTGACGAGAGAAGTGTGTCGCGTATATTGAATACAATAGAATACGGTGTAGATGGATTTATACTACCAGGCACTTTCCCTCCATTTGTAATAAAAATTTCCGTTATTAAAGATAAAAAAGCCCAGCAAGGTGCCGATAAGCTGTTTTATGTAAGTTTTGATAAGAGATATGAAGCCAACGAATCATCCCTTGGATATTATGAAAGTATCGTATTCAGATCAAGGGATAGAAATAGTTGGGTAGCTTTTGATACCAGAGATGACGCAAGCAACATAACAAAAGATTATGGGTTTTCAGATCCCAGTATCTTTACCAACTTCTACTACCCGAATAACATGTATACCAAACTTCTTACAGAGAAGCAGACCTGGCTTACTGAGTTAAATATAATCAAAGATCTGTTCGATACTAATGACAAGCTCAAGCGAGCTTTTAAGCTTAACATAGTGGGAGAGGACGTTACAGTTTCCTCCGCTTCGGAATTTTTAGGTTATCTACAGCAGGTATCCACAATCTCTACCACAGACAACATAAAAGAAGCGATAGCAGCATATGCAGAGCACCTGAGATTTTTATTAGATTCTTCAGACACGAATCCGTATTTGGTTGCTAATACTTCTGGACCTTTAAACAGGACTATGCTGGAACCTCAAGGGACATCAGATCCAGTAACAACATCGTATACTCAAGCGGCTGCGGCCAAACTAGAATATGGATCATTTCAACAAGAAAGTATTTTCTATTCCGATCTTAATGATTATTACTACAGCAAATGGAATAGCGTTTACACAAAATGGGTTCTGGGTCTGGAAAAAGGGTTAGTTTTTCAAAAGCAGGCAAAGGAAACATTTGGATCAACGAGTTACATAGATGTTGGTATCGAGACATTCCCTGCTATAAAGCTAACTGTTGTGAATCAGGGTCTCAATCCTCCTTTCACAGTATCTAATGCAAAATATTTTGTTTCATATGACATGCTTATCACGGCAGATACAGACGAAGACGAGTACGATAATGCCACACTTACTATAGCCTATATGATCTCTGGTAACCTCGATTACACTGTAGAATTATTTGCTCTTAAAAGCTATCCTACTCTTCAGAATCTTGTTGATGCTATAAACGCCAAGTGTGTCCATCCAACTCTTGGAACACCTATCATTAGTGCAGCCAATGTATTTGATTATGCGCCTTATAGGGACTACTCTACAAGGTTTATACTTAGAACTTATAGAGCTACAGACAGCAACGATAGTAATGGTCCAGATACTAATACTTCTACGGGCGGTTGGACTGTCCTGTCCACAGACCCGTCTGTGGATGATCGTATCTATGCTTCAAATGTTTTGGATCAAAGGAAATATGATTCAAGAGTGCTCTTCATGAACAGAAAAGATATACAGAGTGATACTCTTGTTGTAAACGGAGAGAACAACATAACTTTCCCTAACTATGTTTCAAGTACAGGAAAAGAAATCCTTAGTGTGGATAAAATAGGTCCTCTTCCAGTTGCAGGAAGATGGGCTCTGAATGTTACAGATCCAACCAGTGGAAGTACAGTAGATTACACCTCTGAGTTTAATGTTTTGGATATCACTCCAGAGTCTCCGGACGATAAGATAATAAGTTATGAATTTTCAGACATAGCGCATGCGGAAGAGGAACTCCCTGGGCAGGAAGTCCCCATGAATCCGCAATACAAAATGAGCCCTGCAGAATTAGCAGCCATAGGATATGATGCTCAGTCTAAAACAATTACAGAAGTAAAACCAGACATTATAGATTTTAATTTATACATAGAAAGCTATCCTAATACTAAAGACAACAAGCCTTATTTAGATAAATTGATTAATGACATAGTACCAAGTGTTACACAGAATAAGCCACAGACTGAGATAATACGAGATCTAAGGATAATACTCAGAGTGGCCGATCCTAGTAATGTTGGAAACTATAGGGATACCTCTTTCGTTTTTAGCATGAGAGATTATCCTACAGTTAAGGATCTTAAGGATGCTTTAAACAATAACAGATATATCATTACCCTGAATGCTACTACAAATGTTTATGAGGCTCAAATAGCTCCTGCGGGAGAAGGTGCCCAATATTTTTCAGCAGATTATCCTACTGGAGCAGTTGAAACACTTCAAGGTGCCATGAAATCTGTAGATTTAGTTACACAGTATGTACCACAGACGATACAGGTTGATTCACATATTTATTATCAGCCTGAGTATGTGTACGATATTGCAGGAGCGACAGGTCCTCAACCTACTTTTGTGCCGATAACTGAGACTATCGGAGTAAATTATCAAGTAGGATGGGTACTACAGGAGTCACAAGGGGTTATAAATAGTACATTGATAAAATTCAGGATAAATCCAAGGACATACAGCCCCGGAGAAACCTATAGATTTGTTCCTAATAATCCAGAAACGGCAAGAGTCACTAATATTTTATCTGAAAGTGTAAGGCAGGATATCCTGGCTTTTGATTTATATAGTTGGGATAATAATTCAGCCTACAAGATAAAAGACAATGTGCTTTATCTCAGGAGCGATTCTATTCCTGAAACAGGACCCAACTCCGTTAGTATACCGTTATACAAAACTGCAAATTTGGATATGAGCATAGATCATCCAGAAGAGACTTATAAGCTTATAGACATAATAAGATTGATCAACAATAACGGGTTGTGTAGTAAATGGTTTTTCGCTAATTTGCGTTTCGGCAGGGAATATAATTCAGATTATGAGTATACCTATTTCCCTGATACGGCTTTGTGGTCAGGAAGAGACGGCTGGGTGTCAATCGGAAAATCTATTTTGGATACTTTATACCTAGACATTGATGATGTTTTCTCTGTTCAATCTGAGGGTAGTAATGCCACATATATGATTGGATCAGTAGATCCTTTACCGCAAGTCCCTGATCCAGATTTGGTTTACACGAGTAATCTATTGACTCTACAAGCTAATACTCGAGCTTTTTCTATAACTCCGAATACTTCAGATTATGATGTTGTCTCTTCGGAATATGATGTAAACTCTGTGCCACACACTATGGTTCTTAATTTTACATATAGGACTTTTTCAGACGGAGGAGACGGCTATAATATATCTTCCGGTAACATACAATCATTGATAAATAGCATAAACAGCAGCTTAGCTTTTTCAGCTACACTGGCCCAAGGTTGTACGGGAAGTATAGATGCCAATAATATTGTACAAGCTCCTAACAATTCTCTACCTGGCATAATACTGGCAAAAGATAACACACAAACAGACAGACAAGCTATAGTTGTTACCATGAAAGCATCCTATACTGGGAGGTACTATAGTGTAAGTGCTGGATTTTTAACACTGTATTACACTCAGGTTGTAGATACTTTAGAAACCACTTCTATAGATCTTACGGTAAGCACTACTTTGAATTCTGTTATCACAGCTATCAATACATGGAACCCAGACCTCATCCATAACGGTTTTTCCTCAACTCTGAAATGGATAAATGGAAACGACAGTTCGGCTTTATTGGTAAAGGATACAACAGAATCAATTCCTAATGCCGGTATGTTCGTACGCATGCTAGGCGCACATAACTATGCTTTAACATATGGTACTGGCTCAAAAACTATATATGAAGTGGTTGCGGATATAAACTCGACATCAGCCAGTACTGGGTTCTCGGCAATAGGACTGAACTCCCCTAATTATCTAGGATATGAGAACCTGCCAGCGGATCTTTTAATACCGACAGAAAATCCAGTTGCTTATTCTGGTTCTGCTGTGTTGGGAGCTGATTTTAGAAATACTCCAGGAGTTTATGTACTAAATATGAGCCATACGGTTAATATCAAAAACGGAGCAATCAGTGAGTCTGGAGAACAGGCTCTTTGTTCTATCTCTTCAGCAGGGATGTTCTCTTGTACTAAAACAACCAGCCACAACGATACTACTTTCATAGGTAATGAGTATAGTCAGGATATATCTGATAAGAACATAAGTAAATTTATAAGAAACTCCATGAGTTTAGACGGTTACCTAGAGCAATTGAATTTATATCCAAATCTAAGCTATGCTAACGGTATACTTAGAATGGATATAGCGCTTTTACCTATAAACAACATCACTTATGGAAAACTACGTTTGAGATCTAAGAGCAACAGTATAGATCCTAATAATGCGGGTAAAACAAATTCTATATATTTGTATATGAATGACCCAGAGGATCCTACGATGAAAGTACATGTATATTTTGGATTTCTTGGGGATATACAATTCTATCAAATATCCGACTATAGCTTATGGAAACAGTATATACTTATAAAGAGACGGTTGGGTCAGCCGTGGAAAGATAGCTCTGATCAAGTTATTACGGATAAGTATGTCCCTAATAACGAGTACGACTTTGAAAGCTATGAATACACCTTGAATCAGGTTAAGAACGGGAAATTTTTATACTATTTGAAGTATAAAAGATTTGGGGAGCTTATTAATAGCCTAAATTATGAAGATTTGTATAACAGCAAATATATGTGGTTGTTCTTAAAATTTCACAAGGAAATAGGATGCGATCAGAAAGTGATAGCGCTGGAAAAGAAGATCAACGAGGATCAGACGAAAGCACTCCAGCTGTCCTAACGTGGAAAAGAATCGATGTTCCTGGTAGGGAGGAAGCTGTAAAACAGCTTACTGAGGAATATTTTGGGGATGTTATAGTTAAAATTAAGCAGCTTATTACTAAAGAAAAAAGAAATTTTGGAAAAGCTGTAAAGGAAAAAAAGCATGGGAATAAGGCCTAACATAATTTTTGAAAATGTCCGTCCTAAAATAGGCGGAGATGTTAAAGACATAGGTTTAGTAGATGCTGTTAACAGTATTTTTACTGTCCCTACTGTAAGTCCCATAACATCTCCTGTGACTCCCTTAACACAGGGAGGTGCTGTATGGAACGACTTTTCTATCAACCTATCTATAGGGGACATGCTGTCAAAACCTGACCTACAGAATTTTAATAATTTTTTAAAGAACATAGATGAAGCCTCAAAAAAACTAGTTGTAATTTTGAAGATAATAAGGATGCTGACTAGTGATCTCAAGTCTATATCCATGTTTTTTAAATTTGCCATAAAAATGATTGTACAGTTGTTAAAAGATCTGGTAGATTCTTTTATCTCTACCGGATTGTATATGTGTCTAATAAGGCCAGACAAAAACGAACAGGACAACACTTTCATTGTCCCTACGTGGGGTAATTTTGAAGAGTTTAAAAGAAAGATAGTAGCAGCTTGTTTGGATATAAACAATCCTAAATCTCCTGCAAGATTAAATGTAGGTACAACTGTTGGAGGTATTGTAATCGGAGGCATAGTGGGTGTAAATGATCCTAAATCTGTAGATTCTTTCTTATATAATATGCAAATCTTGGGAAGATTTTTTGGCTTTGAGGGTTCTTTTCCTGGGCCTCCTAAAGGAGTAACAGCTATATCAGGAATCTACAACAGTAAGACTGGAATTAAGGTAAGTTGGAACAAAGCCAGTTCAACAGGCGTTACAGGATATAGAGTCTATAGATGTCAGGACATATACGGAAGATTTTTACCCACTATGGACGATGTTACAAAAGCCATGGCACCATTTGTTAAAAAAAACGACAAGCCAGGAATAGAGTGGGCATCTCACATCAAAGTCTATGATAATGATAATCTGTATGCTCCAGAAGGTAAGAAATTTAATAATGGTAAACCTTTAACAGTACTATCTATCCCGGAAACCAACTCTTTTTCTATTATAGACTACGATGTGGTAGAAGGAGAGACATATTATTACAAAGTGTTTTCTATACCTGGGCTTGGAGAGTTGATATTTAGTAATCCTTATAACGAAATGATAGAGAGTCCTTTGGCTTCTCCAGCTGCAGGAGCACAAGCCCATGCATGTATCCCAATTTCTGAGATATCTAAAGGGATACTGTCTATGGAGGGGGATTTCATAGATGAGAAGGATTACAAATACCAATGGTTCTCGAAATCGTTGAGAACGTTTTTGGGTCCTACTTTCGATGATCTATTTAACGGGATAGACAGCTTTGCTGATAAACTTTTAGGAATGGTCTCGACATCCGGTGATGCTATAAGTGACTATTTGGATTTCTTTTCTAAAAAGATAGAAAGCTATATAAGTATCCTCAACACGATAGAGCAGGTTATAGAAATGCTGGCAAATTTCAGGTTAAGAGGATCTGTGCTCTTATTGAATGTCCCTCTCCAAAAGGGGGGTATAAAATATTTCACAGACACTGTGACCAACTCTCAAGTAGAGTCTCAAACTTTTGGATCAGCTGTCAATAATGACCAAGGAGCTGCCCTTGCCTCAATAGAAGGGTATTATTTCGGGCTAGTAGCTGTTTACGGCATACCAGATCCAAGTAACTATAATCAGCTTACACAGCCCTACAAGACAGAATATAATAGCACTATAGCACAGTTACAGGCTAGTGGAAAAGCGATACAGACACTCTCAAAACTTCTCACGGGGTAATCTATGGGTTTCTTAAGACATCAATCAGAGTATATTGAGAAAGATAACACCGTAAATATCGATGATCTTTACGATGCCGTAAAGAACACCGAGACATATCGTTCCCTAAAAGTTGATGATATGAGGAGGGAGCATAGCTTCATCATCAAAAGAATCCAGGATATAAAGGCTCAAAAAGCTTCGTATCTTAGAAAAATAGGTGTTACACCAGAGGATGACGATCCACTTGATTTATCTCCTGTATATTATTTCAATGATCTGGATACCGGATCTTCTTCTCTGTCGTCCAGTGTGGATACCAACTTGAAAACTATGCTTAGAAACCCATCGAATCCTATTTTTAACTATGTTAGGGCTAATTTTACCAGCAGCGTGGCAGAGATGGATGCAAGACTAAGGGACTATGATTATCAGTTATTGAAACTGGCTCAGATGGAACAAAAAATAGTGTATTATCTTCAACAACTTATTAAATTTGAAGCTACTGCTCAACAGGGAGCATAAACATGAGCGAAGCAACAGATATCATTATAGGACAACTAAGGGCACTTGATGGGAAAATAGATGTGCTCTTACTCCTTTTGGATAGAGGTATATCTTTTTTAAATAGTGTACTTCCTCCTACCGGTACCGCTGTCCCTAAAACTCCCTCGAAATCTGTAGAGGATAATTATAAGATTTTTTATACCTTCAAAGGAACTTTGCTACAGATAATTAGCTCGATAGTAACAGATCCAGTTACATTAGCGCTAATGAATAAGTACTCCTTAGACACTATAAACCTATCAGACGCAGCTAAAAGACTATCCACTGTGTCGGCTATGGATACCTACGCAAAATTAGATGATAAAACAAAAACTGATTTTGTTACTTTTTTCACCGCACTAAAAAGTATCCTGGTTAAAGAAGTTAAGATACCGTTAGAGCAACAAGTAAGATCTCTTTCGGGTAATAGTGTTGGACAAACCACAACGGACAATAAACAGCCATCAAATCAAAACGTTCCTGTCTTGTATAGCGCTGTCCAAACCGAGACAAAGAATGCCACAGCGCAGTCTATTCTAAACACATTTGCTACTAGAGATGCAGCGAGACAGAAGAGTAAAGATAGCTTGAACAGTTATCTAAAAGACTGGGTAAGACTAAAACCGGTTACAGACATATTAACTGATCCAAAAAAATTACCGGATGTTGCAAATAAACTAATAAACGGAGTAAATGCTGTAGCAGATTGGTTCAAAAAATATATAGCTCCAGATCCTTCTGCAGGAACGATAGCGACAAGTAGCGGTCTAACGACTAGTACGGATCAGGAGAAGAGACTTAAATTTACATTGTCAAATCTGCTTTTAGGCAAAGATCTAGTAAAAACTTATGAAGCTTCTGAACAGACACAGGACTACATACAAAAGTATTGGAGGGAAAGGACCAGGAAAAAATTCGGTAATTTCCCTTTTTGTGATGAAACTTTGGTAAACGGTCAGTGGGTCCCAACAAACGAGGCAGAATCCCAGTTGGCTGTCAATATAGCCAAACAGCAGATATTGCTTAAGATGCTGAAAGAAAAGCCTTAATACTCTATCAATAATATTACCGTTTTATGTCCATCGACTACAAAATACAGAATTTATGTGATCACGTGATAAACTGGGAAGGAATTTCTCTCCAGACCGATAGGAAAACCATATACCTATCTTATCCTTTGGGGGCGGAATCGTCCTTAGTCATAAGGATGAATAACATAGTCCTTAATAGAAGCATGTATAATGTTACAACTCAGCCGGGGATACAAGAGGGCATATTTTCCAAGACATATATTACTCTTAAAAGCTCAACTAAACTATTTTTCCCAATAGTCGAAGCAAGATATGTCACTGGCTCTGGGTTTTGCCCTAAATGTGCTGGCATCAAGTACTTAGATGATATAGTATACGGTCCCGATAAAGATGTAGTGACAGCAAAAGATGAGTATCTACTTATTCAGACCCTAGAAAAGTTTATTGTGACGAGAGTGAACAGTAATCCCTATCACACATGGTTAGGGACATCGTTGCATACTTTGATAGGGACTAAAATCACGGACATGAATTATATACAATCTAAGATTTTTGAGGATGTTAAAAAAGCAGTAGACGATCTTAAAAAAGTTCAAGATCAGTACATCAAATCAGGAAGAGCAGTAAGCCAGGGGGAATTATTTGGGGATCTTTTGTCTATAGATGTTCTACAAGATCCTTCTGATAATACGACGATCCAGATTTTTGTTAAATTTACTGCCCGTAGTGGCAGAGCTCTTTTGTTCGAGCAACTAATGGAATTAAGCCAATACAGGCAGCAGAGGTAACATGTTACAGCCTCCTTCAATATTATCCCCAATACAAAACTGGGAACCAACCTATAATTTTTCCTATTATACAGGTAATGTTATTCAACAGATCTCCGGGGACATTCCTGTACCAACAGGTCTCCTTCCTAATTTGTTACTTACTGTTGAATATAGTGTCCAACAGGGATTGTCTATAATTCCGCCACTTCCTGGAACTTATAGTCTGGCTGGGATAGTGGCAGGAGCAACCAATCCTTCAATAGACGATATAGCGTGGTCTTTTAATACTGAAGATTATATAACGTTGCAGGAAGGATCTATTGTAACTATATGGTTTAAGGCTGTGGAGTTTACTAGCCAAATAGGTTCTGTAGGAAACGAAACAGACCAGAGTGACCCAGTAAGACTAGTAGTTAATGTTGTAAATGTAGACGCTATCTCTGCGTCTGTTTCTGTACCAACTGGTGTTACAGTAAAAGAGTTTAGAGATCAAATGAAAATCCTTATTCCAACGGATGCTATTATCATAAACGACAATAGCAGTTTTTTAGGGTGCAATTTCTATCTCAGCTTGTCCCCTGGAGGCGGTTCGTCAGGATATCAACTTATGAATGACTCATATGTAATCAATCCCGACACGTCTGAGACACAAAATACTACTGTCGTAGATTCTACATATACTGATGAAGCCGGAGATCTTACGATCCAGACTACAAAGACTATAGCAAGACAAATAAACTATTATACGTTTACGGTCGATAAAGATGTTTTGAAAGCTATGGTAATTGCAGGAACTATACCTAATGTTTTCTTGTCTGATAACACGACACTGAATGATGACATACAGTATTATTTCGTAACAACAGCAGCTGCCTATGACAACACTCTTACTCAGGCAGTAGAGAGTCCTTATTCTGTAGAGATTAATTCCTCGTTTATAAGATATCAAACTAATTTTCAGAGTCTTCCCGCACGAAGGAGACCCGACATCCTTTTGTCGATGGCCAAAAGAATCAACGCCAACAACGATCAGATAAATCTTGTTTCTGGACAGGTAATCCGTGATCAAATAGATCCAGTTTCTGATATGTTCGAGAAGTTCTACATTGTTGAAGATTTCGTGTTCACTTGTGAGTCGATAGATAGCTTGATGCAGTTCGATGATGCAAACGGGGATGGAGTCAGTGACGATCCTACCACAAGTTTACAAAAACAGAAACTGGCAGATGCCCTTAATGTAACAGATCCAGTGGTGTTACAAGCTTTGATAGATGAACAATTTGATAAATCAGCGGCGAATTTTAATCTCTTAAGAAAACCGGCAACGTCTTCGACAGGATCTGTGACTTTTTTTATGACTGTTCGTACAACAACAGATCTGTTGGTACAGAACAATACGATAGTCCAGTATCCTGGGAATACAAGCCTAAATATGAGCCCTGTAAATTTTAATGTGCAAGGTAATTACATATTTGAGGCAGCTACTATAGACAACTACTATAATGCATCTCTAAAGAGATACGAGATAAAAGCCGCTATAATGGCTGTCAATTTAGGGTCTGCAGGAAATCTTCCTGCTGGAGTTATTACTGTGGTAACAAACCTGGATCCAAGGATTCAGGTAGAAAACGATGTTCCGACAAACTATGGCTCAGACCAGGAATCAAACCAGAGCCTTGGAAACCGCATTAAGCTGGCACGGTCTTCTTTTGATTCAGGGACTAGCCCAGGATATTTGTCTACGGTTTACGAAGTCCCTGGAGTTTTGGAAGTTAAAGGACAATTTGGCGGAGACCCTCTTATGACTCGTGATTATGATGCTGATAGCAAACAGCATATAGGAGGAAAGGTAGATCTTTATATACGTGGTTCTAATATCAGCCAAGTAGTAGATCAGCTGGCTTTCAAATTCGAGTATCCTTCTGATGTTGATGGCAACAAAATTGAGGAAAGATTTTATGTCACAGATGCTCGGGATTTCAGGATAAAAACTACAAATCCTAAAGTCACAAGCGATAGTCCCATAGTCATTGTAAACAAGGTAAGAAATGCCACCAGGAACAAAGAATATGATCTGGCTGGATATCAAACTCTTTCTGATACTATAATTCTAAACAGCTCCAGTCAGCTTAATATTGCAATAGGTATGGCAACATTAGATGTTATTGAAGTCGACTATGTCTATAGGAGCTCCAATGTTCTTGTTCTTGAGAATCAACCTATTTTGGATGTCATATCCGTACAGGATAAAGACGGGAATGTGATAGATGCTTCAAAGTATCAAACAGTACAAATAGAGGATCCTCTAAAAACAGGAAGATCAACTATTGCAAAGGACGGTATAGAGTTTCTTTTTACTTCCAGTAACGACATAGCAGAATCTATGAGCATATCCGATGAGCAGCATTTGGTTAGATTAAACAGCCCTGCAGAGTTAAATTTTAAAGGAGTCGATCTAGATTCTATTGTGGTGAAATCTTCAGACAACTCGATAGTCTATAGAAACACCATAGACTATACGGTAACTCTAGGGACTCAGACAGATTATACGTACATAAACTTAGTATCTAATGGTATGATAAGATCAGGTGATACCATAAGTGTGGACTATACAGCAAGCACTAATCTATTTGTGACGTATACATATAACAGCCTGATGTCACAGGTACAGGATAAAGTAAACATAATGAAACACGCATGTGCTGATGCTATCGTTAAAGAAGCAGTCGAAAACCCAATCGATTTGAGTTTTGATATAGAACGAGATCTAAGCGTGGCAAATTCCAATGACGGGACAACAACCGACGATGAAAATAGATTAAGATCTAAAATACAAACAGCTATATACAACGCTGTAGCTGGGTTGAAGATGGGCGAGACACTTACACAAGGATATCTTGTAAAAACTATCCTCTCTGTTCAAGGAGTAGAATCCGTAACTACTCCTTTCTCCATAATGATGAAAAGGCAAGGATCCTTTATACCCCTGGACGATTTAGGATATTTATCCTTTGAAGTATTTCAGAGGAACGGAGAAGAAGGAATAACGTCGTATAAGAGCATAACATCAGTTTTGACTTATTCCACTACGGATAACGGAGGACCAGCAAATCTTTTTAGAGCCGTCTATGAGGATATGATCGAACTAGAGTTAGTGGACGATCCAACATTGGTAGCCAAGCAAGCAGGAAGCGCATATATAATGGCAGATGGAAGCATAGTCGTCAGCACTACAGATGGGAGACCTCCCCAGGCTAAGCATTACACGGCAGCATATTATGTTTCTTATCCTGTAGGAGTAACAGAGGTCGGAGATATTAAGACCTCTGAAATAGAATATCTTGTTGCAGACAGTATCAGCTTCAAAGGTATAGACTTTACCAACTAATAAAAAGGGCTCGACATGGCACAAAATGTAGAAAAAAATGTATCCAATATCTATCAGGATCTTCAGTACTCCTATGATAGAGTTTCTTTTAATCCTGGAGTCCCTCCTTTAGCCAACGAGCTGAACGACCTTCAGGAATTTCAAGAGATCCTAACTCAAAAGTCTACGGCAGGTTTTCCTTCTGGATGGCTTAGCTATAGGCCTTTCTATACCTCCAAAGATTTGTCCAATAGTTTCTACACACAAGATCCAGCTGAACCAAAGCCGGAAGTAGCACTTGTTAATGGCTGGCCTATTTATGTTACGAATACAAATACTTCTTTAAGGCATGTCAATCAGATAAATCTTAGTGACTTTGAATTGAAATCTGGATCGAGGGTTGATGGTGTATTCCTGGAAGTGTGGAGATCTTTAATCACTCCACAAGATTCTAATGTCATGGCAAAGCCCCAGAATACTAGTCAAATAAGTACCGTCTATAGCATAGAGATGTTTGATGAAAGTCTGGGATGGGCTGTAGGAGATAAGGGCACCATATTAAAGACGGTGGACGGGGGAGATAACTGGGTCACTAAAGATACCCCTATCGCGGTTAAATTCAATAGAGTTAAATTTTACAACCAGAGCATAGGATATGCCATAGCAGAAAAGGGATACATCATAAAGACTCTTAATGGTGGAGAGTCCTGGTTTGTTGTTTCGACAACAGTAAACGACAATCTGAATGATTTATCCATAATAAATCAGAACACGATTATAGCGGTAGGGGATAACGGAACGATATTAAAAACTTTGGACGGAACTAATTTTGAGCTCATTCTAAGTACCTCTGGTACTACTGCTAATTTAAATGGTATCTTTTTCTATGATGACACGATAGGTTGGATCGTAGGAGATGCTGGGACTCTGCTTATTACAAAAGATAGAGGTCAAACATGGCAGACTCAGGTTATTTTGGATACCAAGGCTTCAGCTATAGTTACAACCGATCTAACTTCCGTGGCATTTTTCAATTTGAATGATGGTATAGTAATAGGAAAAGACGGAACAATCCTGAAAACCTCTGATAGTGGGTATCATTTTGTAGGCATGTCTGACATGGTCTGGAACAGCACTACTAGCACATACAATACTTTGGATCAAATATATCCGAATACTAGTACCGATCTAAATAGGATTTTCATTGATGAACATTTCGCCAATAATTTCAGTATTAGTTTATACGGTCCATCAGCGACTCTATTCAGCAATGCAAGTTATAATGTGACCCCTGATTATTTTACTTTGCAGTTTAGAAGCATAGCAGACAGTGTAGATCACTGTAAACAGTTTTCTTTAACACAGTATCCTTCGGCAGAAGCACTGACTAAAGCAGTTAATAGTTACTCTGAAGTATATGATATCCGTTCTGGTAAGATGGCACAAGTGTTTCAGATGACAGCATCCTATGCCACCACTATAGCTGGTTTTGTACCAACTAGTGGGGCTATTTCCAGCTCCGGAACCACTACTATATCGTTTTCTATCGAAGATACAGCCTGGATCGTGGGAAATGATGGTTTAGTACTGAAGACCAGTAACAGCGGGTCAAGATGGGATATTATACCGAATCTATTAGGTTTTGATTTGTATGATGCCGCTTTTGTAAGTGACACTCTTGGGTGGGTATCAGGATCTGATGGCAGTATCCTGTTCTATAATCCACCAAACAGTTTTGTTGCTCAGAATACAGATTTACCTTTAAAATCAAAAGGAAGAATATACCCCGAAGGTAACATCTTGTCTCAAGCTGAGAATTTCCTTGATGATGATATCATAGATCCTCAAGTGGGTGTGGAAACATCTGACAGGATACAAATCCAATACAGTATAAGAGTAGCAACTGGCATAGACCCGTTTACGTATCCTGAATCTGGCCTGGGAGCAGAATACATAAATAGTTTAGGTCCAAACGATAATAATAGCGATGCTGGATCATATACTTTCTCTAATATGGGGCAGGAAAATGGGGACTATGGTCTTTGGAAAGCACACTGCAGAAACACATATGATGGTTGGGTCTGGGCAATACCTATGTTTATTGTTACGAGAAGGAACTCCTCTCCTTTTGATCCGGATACCAACATAAACGGTTCCACAGATTATTCCCTTAATGCTATAAGACCAGATGAGCTGACTTATGAAGAGATAGACGATTCAGAAATAACTGACCTTAGAAAGAAGATCAACATCCAGTCTTACACAGCTTTAATGGAAAAGAATTTTGATAAGCTTATGGGTAACAGGTTGAGAACCAAGCTTAGTACTAGGGATGAAAAGGGTACTCAGTATGGGACATCAATCCTTCTCGCGGACACATTTATCGGCACAGATCCGTTGAATAATCTTGTGAGTGGATTGGTAACTTCAGAAGCGGCACTAACAGAGGATGTTAAAGAATTAGATCCCAACAATGTGACACCTCTTACTACTGCTGATTTTACTTTTGGCCCTGTGGTCGATGGTATATACTTGACCGATCCCTCTTATCATATAGTAAGATCTAAAATTAACGGAGTTGAGACTTCAAAAGTGATTCCAGGATCTTTCGAGGGGCTTGGGACTAACACTTTGATATTTGATATTGGTCAGTATTCTCCAGATCCTGGAGAGACCTATGTCATGCACGCATGGAGGATAGACTACACAAAAGACGGGTTAAGTCAAGTACCGAACGAACCACTCGGTGTTAAGTACGTGCCTGATGTAGAAGATAATAGTGTTTTCTATAGAGGCATCAATGCGAATGTGGAAAATCAAAATATAGAATACCTGACAGAGAGAGTCCCGGGATATCAGGATTACACGGATTTTTATTCTGCCAAAAATATAGGGAATAATCAGGATGATATAGACCTGTATCAAAGTACTGATAATTATGTGGAGAGCTCTTTAGACTACACAAGATCTTTAACGAAGTTTAAGGGACAACAGTTTAAAGGATCACTTCTGGAATACCATTACTTTTTACAGACGACAGACTATATCAATCAGCTTGTTATCCCAAAAAACATTAACAATTATACTGTTTTTAATGTTAAGAAAGTAGCAGATGCAAATAGCGGGGCAGCATATCTTATTTCAACAGGCTATGATAACACAAGTGCCCCTAGTACTACTTTGTGGAGCGAAAGCCCTATAAGTGGAGGCTCTTATGATAATAGCACTATAACCATAAATATTGACCCTGCTTTTACTATTCCAAAATCGGCTGTAGTTGAAGTTATTCTTGAAGTAGTGCCATCCATTACTCCTGTTTCAACTACATTAGGTTTCACTCAGACTAATATAGGACCGAACATCCAGGCGTACAGAGCTCCTTTTACCGCAAACTTCAACGTTGGATCAAAAGGAGTAGACGGTCTTTATAAATCAGCTTTGTTTGTTACTCCTGTAACAGCAGCGTCTAAATCTATTACTGTTGATTTAACCAATCCTGGTTCAAATAATGATGGGAGTTTAACCAACGGAACGATCCTAGGTATTAGCTCTTTTGTAACTAAAGAAGTTACATACCAATCATATGTGTGGTATAGTACTGATGGACTATTTTTCTACGCGATACCCATTAGCAGTGTAGAGAATTTAGGAACAAGTTCTGTTACCATCTATTTTGATAATAGGGTGACTATTACTGGGGGGACTATTTATGTCCCTATGCTGGTACAACAGACCCAATTCACAGGAGCTACGGCTACATCCGAGGCATATGTGTTTTACAAGTTCAGACCGTATCAGGCATTGGATAATCTTCCAACAGAACTGACAGTTGAAGTATTGACAAGTTCTGATTTCCTGTATGTGTCCAATCTTGGTACAGGAGGTAGCAACAAAATCAAAAAGGATCCTTACGAGAATCCTATAGATCATATACCTGTTAATGATGCTAGTTTTGTTAATGATAACATCTTCACGAACATAGATGACTTGGACTTCATAGACATTAGTGTGGATACCGGTTTGGTTAAGATACCGGCTTTTCTCTCTCGTAAATTAGGAGAAGATATTACTCTGTCAAAGCCTAACAACATAGGGGACAGACTTGGAAGAGCTTTTTATACAGCATGTGATGATACGTTCAAGTATCAATCTGAAGGGTTGGTGCATGCAGTACCGAGAAAAGTTTTCTTCCCTGTTTTGGCTCGAGTAAGATCAGATTTGATAAGCCCTGTTGTTCGTGGAGAGATTGTCCTTATCGTCTTTTCAAAGATGTTCAAGGCTCGTACGGAGAACATGTCAGGGATGTTTGAGGATGATGATACAGAGTACACACCAGGTTACTTTGAAAGTGCGGATACAGCTATAGCCGTTTACAGACTGTTAAATTATCCGACCGTCAGGATGTAATCACATGGACCTGCAGTTTTCTAAGAGTAATACTATTAGTGTCTATTACTCAGCCGTAGGTCTCACAGGTCCTAGCGGTTTTAGCAGGATTACGGGAGAAAAACAGTATTCAGTGGATCTTGGTACGATCCTGTATAATAATTCTTTTTTGAAGTTGAACAGTTTGGTTATCCCGCTAAAAGATCAGATTTTTTTTGATCCTGTTGCGGATAAAAATAAGTATGCAGCAGTAAATGTTTACTATGATGCGGAATATGGGCAGTTTGTTTTTGACAGGGTAGCTGTTTCCGATAAATATATAAGAAAATACACGGCTGCAGCTATTCCGAATGTCATACCAATAGCCCAGTTTATAATAAGGCAGGCACAGGAAAGCTTTGAGGTTATAAGCTATAATGAGTACTCTCAGATGTCGACGTTTACTATAACGGACGATTTTGAGCAGGGAGACACAGGGGTAGATCTTTTACAAGGGGATACAGGACCCTATGGTCCTACCGGACTGATAGGGGATATGGGGTATACAGGACTGCCGGGAGATCCTGGGTTTATGGGTCTTACTGGTGTATCTTTACCAGGTAGTGCAGGAGAACAAGGAGGGACGGGTGTTTATGTGGACACAGATATGCAACTTTATCTCAAGTTTAAGACGGATGATCGAAGACAAACAGATTATTCCCCGTATGAAAGAGATTGTTTTTATACTTGGACAGGTATATATCAAGATGGGACTCAGAAATCTTATTATTTAGTAGAACCGGGTCCTGTAGATAACTGTCACAATGTTGTATTTAACGGGGAATTTGCTGCGTATCGAAGGAATGAGTTCCTTGAGTTTGGAAGGGAAACCGGGACTATCTGTGCTTGGATAAGAACAACAGATAAACCAAGAGCCGATTTCACTTATACTTACAAAGGGATAACGGGGATCTACGGGATTACTGGGGCTCCGATCTATGGAGTTACCGGGGCTTACAGAGTGTCTTTTAAGGATACATCAGGATATTCGCCTACATCGTGGAAGTGGATAATAAACTATGATCCTTCTTATGAGGGGGAAGACCACGGTATAGTTTATACTATGCAAAATGTGTCCTATACGTTTCCCGGTATTACTGGGACTTATATAGTAAAGTTGGTAGCAGGGAATCTTAACGGGTCTTCGGAAATAGTTCATTTTATTAACTTACCTTTACCTTAAATATAAAAATCAAAAGGAGCTTTATTATGGCCTCACAAGTTCGTTTAGCCAATGAAACGGTATCAATTGAAGCTGCTGCTCTCAACGCTCAATTCAACGGAGCAATTTTACAGATTATGGACGGTATCCAACCTGTTAATGGGGACACAGGACCGATTGGAAACACATTAGTTGGGTATACTTTGCCAAATCCTTGTTTTATAACGGGCATAAACGGAGTGCTTATGTCAGACACTATAACACCCGAAGCTGCACAGAATTCGGGTACAGCCACATGGTTCAGGATTACGAGTCATATAGGCTTTGGACCGTACTATCCTCCTCTTATGGACGGAAGTGTTGGTGTGTCAGGCTCTAACTGTGATTTAATTCTTAATAGTACGGCAATTATAGATTCGGCAATAGTTACTTTAACGTCATTCACGTACACTGTTACCAAACAATAATTTTGTTGTATTTAGAATAAGGTAACGTATATGGGATATATAGGATATATAGATACTTTTCAGCCAAAACAATCTGTTAATTTGTCAGGCTATACTTTTTATGGCTCGATAAATATTTTGCAGAAAAAGCAGGTTGCAAGTATATCTGGTACAAATTTTTATGGATCAGTAGCTGTGTTTCAGAAAAAGCAGGCTACAAGTATATCCGGTACAAATTTTTATGGAGCAGTAAATACCTCGCAGAAAAAGCAATCCACCAATATATCAGCAGTAATGAGTCCGCCAGCTGCTTCTACTCTCGTATCCCCACTAAACGGGGCAACAGGAGTTTTTAGATCTCTAACGTTTACGTGGAACTCGTCAGCCGGAGCCGCAACATATGAACTTCAGATATCTACAGAAAATACTTTTACGACCGGAGTTGTGTACGATAAAAGCGGAATCATTACAACTTCTCAACAGGTGACGGGGTTATCAGCTAGTACACAGTATTACTGGAGAGTTGGTGCCACTAATGGGGCTGGTACGACCTGGTCAACTTCGTGGCCGTGGAATTTCACAACGGGGTATGTAGATTTTTCTGCTGTTGTTGCAGGACATCCACCAAACAGTCCTCATGAAGGAGACGGATCCGTTCAGTTTGGTTATACGGGTGCATATACTTCTATTACTTCCTATGTTTGGAATTATGGAGATGGTAGTAGAGCAAGCTACATTTTTAATCCTCCACCTTCTCACGTATATCCATCTTCCAACGTATATTCAGTCTCTTTAACAGTTAGCAACGGTATGTACTCGGATACCATTATAAAGTATAACTACATAATAATAAACGAATTACAGGCTTCATCAGAAAGCATAATCATAGAGTCTTTTGAAAATAGCAGCAGCAGAGATTGGAAATTTTATGTAGATGATATGGGACATCTTTCTTTTGATATTGGTGCAGATACCTTCAGGTCTACTAATCCAGTCGTTAATTTGGGGGTATGGACTTTAGTCGAGTTTCATCCTGGTAGAAATAAAATGTATGTTGCATCAGTAGGCAACGGAAGAAAAGAAGTACCTTGTTATTTGTCCACCACGGGAAGTACAGGCATGCATATGGAAGACAAAATATATATCGCTGAAAATTCGAATATGAAGATAGACGAACTTAAAGTTACAAAAAAAGATTTGAATTTAGACTCCTATTTTAGATCTCTCCAAGGTACTGTATACTACCTTCCTAAATAACAGTTTCCCGCATAAGCTATTAATATTTTCCGTCTAATGTAGTAGGTATATCCTATAAAAGGGCATAAGCATAATGTTTTTAAATCCTCCAGGGTATATAGGTTTTAATGCAGATGTTCAAGCCGGATCAGCGCCGCTTACTGTGACGTTTAGTCCAGCTATTTATGTCCGTCTTAAACCTGTTTCTTATGTGTGGATTTTTGGAGATGGTTTTAAAAGTTCAAAGAAAAATCCAACTCATACATATACTGTAGGGGGAGATTTTGATGTAGAACTGATAGTTACTTTTGAAGACGGATCACAAAGTGATCTAATACAAACTCCCTATATAAAAATAGTTAGACTAATAGTATCTGTTTTAGAACAAAGTGGGCAGGCTCCTTTTACCACTAAATTTTATGTAATTCCAGATCTACCAGAAAACGTTGCCATTACCTCTTATGATTGGAATTTTTCCGATGGGTCTGCCCATGCCACCGGTGTGGATATTGTTCATACCTTCATAACAAAAGGGGAGTATTCTACCGACATAGTAGGAGGTCTAACAGGGACAGGAACAGGGGGCTTAACAGGGGTAGAGAACTTAACAGAGGTAGACAGTAGCATAGAAATTTCTGCAACCCAACCCTCTATAAAATACAGCAATATGTTTTCGTGCCTGGGATGGATCAAAAAGCCTCTTGTTGATGATCAAAGTACTTTAATTTGTTTGGCGATAGCAGATCCTTACAACAATGTAATAGGAGTAGATACATCTATAAAATTTGAAATAATGAGAGACGGATTCGACTACAGACTGTTACATTTGGGGTCTAAGTCAAAGCTAATAGGTAAAACTTTAACAATAGTTTTAAATGACGGTACCTGGCATTGTGTAGCCTATGAGTGTGATAATAGCGGGACGATGACCTTCTATGTAGATGGAGTATCTTTACCTGCAGAAGATGGTATAGGTACTGATGGAATAGCTTTTAATAAAGCACACTCAGTACACGAAAGAATGGGCGGTGGCCCGGTGTGGGCTCCTTATCTATACGAACTCAGTCAAAGTATCTATTTGTATAATTGGAGATATGGAAAGAATTTTAATCTAGGGCAAAGTTGGATCAATTCCTTAGTAGGAATAGATAAAACTTATCTGAATATCTAAATAGGATTTAAAATGTCGATTATAAATCACACTAATTTAATAGCAAATTTTTTTGTTCTACCTTACTTCTCGTTGAGCATTTCAACGAGCCCAAGAGAGGGAAGGATACCCCTTACAGTGGTTATTACTGGTGTTTCCAGTAGTCAGGTGAATACTTGGAATTGGTTTATAAACGGTATCCAACAAATAGAAACTACTCAGCAAATTAATAGAACTTTCACACAAAAGGGACAATATCTATTACAACTAGTGGCGACGGATATTTATTCTCAAGGACCTTTGACTGTGTATAACTCTGTTGTGGCCACAAGTAACCTCGCCGTTTTAGATAGCGCTTTAGACGATATGGATCCAAATAGAGTAGTTGAGTTAGCAGGTTCGGCGGATTTCCTTTATGATGGAAAAGGGATAGGAGTAAAAACTCCTATCTACAGCACTAGTTTCAATAATGCAGGGTTTTCACACGCTAGTGGTCCAGATATAATATTCAGCTAAAGAGAAGAAGATGCTTAAGACTAAAAACAATACTGTACGAGCCAATGTTCAGCAAAACATAACAGATACTTCTGTTGTAATAAGCTCAGGGTCTCTCGTATTTGATAACAAGTGGATAGACTATCCAGGCACTGTTTTTAATGTTCAGGATTATATAAATTCCCAAATAAGTGCTGGACGAACACGATTTTTTAACGGGCTTAATTATGCAGTCTGTCTTATAGTTGGTGTCGGTATCACTGGGGAAATAACGGTAGTGGAAGGGGCACAAGTCCTCTATACTACTTTAGCATCTGTTCCGGTACCTCCAACTTTTTCTATTATACCTTTAATTGGTATAGTTCTGATCCAAGACGGCACTTCCGACGTGAATGCTGGAGTAAAGCCACTAAAAAATAACAATGTAATTTATTTCTCTGGAATGGGAAACGTAATAGATAAGAATATAAAAGGTACCGATGGAGCAACCGGTTTGTTAGGAGTACTAGGATCTAGTGGTGAAACAGGGCTAATTGGAGAAGACGGTATCACCGGTTTAAACGGTATCATGGGAACCACAGGTCCTATGGGTTTTGGTATTATAGGAGCACAAGGAGCCCAGGGGATGACGGGCATAAATTGGGATATACATATTTTGTTTGATCATTTAATCTAAAACGACATATCTAATGGGACTTATTACTAGAAAAAATCAGCCTTTTACCACGGTATCAAAAAATAGTGCGATACAGGGTGATAATATTGTCTTCATCAAGGGCGGATCCACTATAATAGGGGACACCTGGGTCCAGTTTAATGATATAAGAGTATACATCAAAGATCTGGTAGATAGTTTTATTGCAAGCTCAGCTAGAAGAGTTTTCAATGTTAAAAACGGAGTCTTATATGTACTTATTACAGTCGATAAAGACAGCAGACTAGAAGTAGTACCTAGTGTATCTCTTAATCAGACAGTTGCAGGTAATGTAAAAGTTTTCTCCTCGTTGTCTGGTAGGTTGCCCCTTATTTTGGTGCAACTAGTTCAGGACGGGTCAGATAATTTATCCAGTTACCTTCCAATTACAAGTTCCAGTTATGAAGTTTTTAAAGGATATGGAAATTTTACTTTATCTGGTAATCAAGGAGAAACAGGTCCTCAAGGAGATACAGGTTTAGAGGGTTTAGAAGGTCTCTCAGGTATTACTGGATTAATTGGTTTTGAGGCAGCTGAGTCTAATATAGTTCAAGATAGTGTAGAAGAAGAAAATGACATTTGGATATGTGTGGTGGGGTATAGCGGTGTTATTCAGAACACAGTTAATTATTCAATTACTATTGGACCAGAAGGTCTTAGAGGTGCTACGGGGATTGTAGGCGATACTGGGATACAAGGTTCTCTTGGAGTATCTATAGCGAGATTTGTTCATAACAGACCTGTAGATCCTGTAGCAGATTTTTCTGGGTATCCTTTGACTGGAGTAGTTGGTTTATCAGGAGTCCAGTTTACAAATTTGTCTACAGGATCCTGGGATAGTGCATTATGGGTTTTTGGAGATGGCAATAGCTTTATAGACAATAGTCAGGGGATTACTGGTCCTGTTCATTATTATGGCGAGACAGGGACTTATGATGTAATTCTCTATTTATATAGTATTGATTATGAGGTTCATAAAACTAAATACGACTACATAACGGTGACTAGTTAATACAAGGAGTTCGACAATGTCAGATACAGGGGTCTTAAAACACATCATACAGATTAATGATCTAAGAAGCAATTTAGATCAGGGTCTTAGTGGGGCTGGGGATACTGAGCTAAAAGTTAATCAGATAGCAATAGCTTTGGGTACCACAGGCTATAGACTTTTGTATAGAGATGAGTTGGGTGGGGCACATGATGTTGCTAATTTAGATGATATTGGATCAGGGCCTGCAGGAGCTACTGTAGGAAACATTAATCTGTCTTTTGGAACTACAGGTACTGTAATCAGTACGGGTATCAAAGCAGATGTTACCCTTCCTTTTAATTTAGCATTTACATCGTGGAGAGTAGTAGGGCAACCAACAGGATCTGTACTGTTTACCTTAACAAGTTATTCTTATGCAAACTATCCTTATACTGGTACTGGACATATGATACCAGGTTATACAGGTCCTTATGTTAATAATGATTTCAAGAATCAAGCGACAAGTTTAGTGGGGTGGACTGGCTCTTCTGGTGACATCCTTGAGATAGTAATAGATTCTTGCTCTAATTTCAACAACCTTTCTTTGTCTTTGGGATATAGTAAAGTATAAAGAGGAAAATGTCTAATGTTCGTGGTACACAAAGCAGTTGAGAGTTATTTGAAAGATAAAAACAGTAGGTACTAATTGTGATAAAACTAGTGACAAGGTATAAAGATAGAAGACCATTTTTAGAAAGAACTATACATACATGGTTAAGAAATCCATTTTATCAAGAAATAATAATTGTTGATTGGTCGTCAAGTGATGATATTGTTCCATATCTGAAAACCTTGAATGATTCTCGATTGACAGTATTAAGAGTTAAAGGACAGAAATATATAGATCGCGGCGCTGCTTGGAATGTTGGGATAAAATATGCAGACAGTACATGGATTCATGCAGTTGATTGTGATGTGATGGTAAGACCAACAATTTATGAAAATGTTGATTTCTCAAATCTAAATACTTTTTATATGAGTAAGGAGTGCAGTGCTGTTCGTGGTTCATGTCTTTTCCCTAAATATGCTTGGAGACTGGTCAATGGATATATAGAGGGTTTGAAATCTTTTGGAGCGGAAGATCCATTGTTTTATGAAAATCTTGAATTGATAGGATTAAAAGAGAATAATATATTTACAGCAAGAGATTTATTTCATATTACTCACGGTGATTACATTCGACAGCAAAATCATGAAGTAATATATAAAGGTAGTAACTGGATGGGTGATGCACACAGAACAAATTGGCGTTTAGCACATGAATTAAATGATCCTAAACGACAGTTGAAAAAATATGAGACAGAAATAATTAAATCATGAAAATCTTATTGATTTCAACACCTTGGCTTCCAACACCCCCAATAACTCACGGGGGTGTAGAAAGAGATGTTGCTTGTCTGGCAAAAGAATTTGTAAAATTAGGACATATTGTAACTATTATTGCTGCAAAAGGAAGTAATGTACCTGGTTGTAAAATTATAGAAGCGTATAACCGCAAGGAAAACGAACAAGTATTAGACCAGATTGTTTTTTGGCGAAATGTTATTCAATACATGGAAAGTAATAAGCACGATGTTGTTAATTCTCATACTTCTTTACTTAATATGCCTTATGATACTATAAATGATTTATCCCAAAAAAGACTGTGTGTGTCAATACACTATGAGGAAAGAGTTGCGCCAAGAAACAATATATTCATATCAGAAGCACAACAAAAAGCCTTAAAATCGTGTGCAAAATACATTCATAACCCGATTGACGCTAATATTTATACATTTTGTACAGAGAAAGATAATTACTTTACATTTGTTGGAAGGATTCATTTTGAAAAGGGTGCTGACATAGCAATTAAAATCGCTAAAGACACTAATGTTCCATTGAAACTTGCTGGGAACATAGATGATAAAATTTTTTTTGATACAAAAATTTCTCCTCATCTTAATAATAGTATACAATATGTGGGAGAAGTCAACGATCAACAAAAATCTGATCTTTTATCAAAATCAAGGGCAGTATTGTATCCGACAAGAGTAAACCCTGAAGCATTTGGCCTAGTACCACTTGAGGCAAATGCCTGTGGCACACCAGCAATAGCTTTTCGCAGCGGCGGCCTAAAAGAAGTCATTAAGGATGGAGAAACAGGATTTCTTGTTGATACTATTGGAGAAATGATTGCAGCAGTAACAAAAGTTAAAGACATTGATCCTGTTATTTGTAGAAAATGGGTAGAAGACAATTTTAAACCAGAAATTATTAGTAACAAATATCTCCAGCTATATGAAGAGTTAATCAATGGAAACAATTGGGGTTAGATTATGAAAATATTTATGCCAGTTCCAGCTGATAGACCTGTTACTGCTGAAATTCTGGCGTCTATTAAGAAGCAGGGTATAGAACCGGAAATAATAGATTGTACCTTTGATGCGAAGAAGTTTTTTAAGCCACAAAGGTTGGTCTTATCCGAAAAAAAATTCAAGGAAGTAGCGTTAAAATGTACTGATGAATTTATTGTATATCAGCAATGTGATATTTTGCATCTTAGGGATGATAATATATCCGTTATGCAAACATTTTTAACAAGTCATCCTGATTTTGGGGCGGTTGCTTTATCAAGATATAGAATAAATTCTAAATTAGTTTATGATCCTGCAGAGAAAAATACAATTATTAGTGGATGTGTAATGTTTACAAGAAAAGGACTTGAAGCAGTAGAATTTGAAGAGCCAGATGAAATAAGACAACCTACTTCTAAGATTATTGCGAGTTCTTTGAATAAAGCAGGATTAAAATATGGATATGTAGATGATATAATGAGAGTACAACATCCAAGTATGAACTTTTTCTACCGAGGTTAAAATGCCTTATTACGACATATCTTTAGATACTTATGGAAGTGGAACTACGGGTGATCCCTACGGATGGCCAGCCGCTATGGATGATGGTAATCCTGACGTATGTTGGAATGGTTATGGAAACCAAACCTATTATGTCCGTGGTGAGAGACATCTTGCATCTGGTTCCATTGGAATAGGTAATAGCTATTGCGGGGCTGGTTATGTATTTAGACCGTGGAACCTTAGTTTGTACGGACCTTGGAGAATTGGAGTAGATTCTGGTTCTATACAATTATTTGGAGGAAATGAAACTGTCGGTGATATTTTAGATGGTGCTATTCTGAAAGCAGGTAGTGTAACTATTGATGGATCCTATTCTAATATAAATATCTACCGAACAACCATAATAGCGGATAATATAAATTTATGGAATAATTATGGTTATGAAGGCTACGATTACACTCACTACTATGGCTGTTCTTTTATAGCCTCTAACAGTATTAACTTTAACACCTTATGGAAACCCTACGGTACACAATTTATAGATTGTATCTTTAAATTTTCCTCCGCTTTATTTGATCCATATGATACTCAAGGTAGTATTCTATCTTTTATTAATTGTGCAATGCCTTCTCCAGTTACTTTTGATAAAGGTCAAAGTATTATTCCTAGTAGTTATTCAAATGTTAATGATATTTTTATAGTTGGAGGTATTGTTAGTAAATTCTATACTTCAGATGGTTCTGATACTCAGGATAGTGGATTAACAACAATTAAGGGTAGTTCTTTATTACCTGGAGACGTTTTTGCTTCAAGTTTTAATTTTGCAGGTGCTAATTTATCTCCTTCTGGATATTCTTTAGCTGATTTTTTAACTCATTATAATCTTCATAATGGAGATGCTTTCACAATTGATGGAACAGATACAACAGGCGGAGATTTTCTTACTGCAAAAGGTTCCGCTCTGGCACAGGGAGATATATTTTATACCTATGGAGGTTCTGTTACTTATACAACTGACTTCTATGTTGGTTATGTAGGTAATTTACTTTATAATGCTGGTTGCCAAACTGATTGGATTCCAACAACATGGCCTGAATGGAATGATAACATAAAAGCACATTGGTCGCATGATATTTTAGCAGTTGGAATTTCAACACCACCAGAACCAGGTGCTGGGTATCCTACTTATTCTGGATATGCAACCGGAATGTTTGGTGAAGCAAGAACAGGTATTGGATTTTTATATTTCAAAAATGTCATATATTATATCAACGCAAATCCAACAAGTACACCCGACGGTCTAACGCCAGATACAGGTTATCCTAGTTTTAATGATTTAATATCCAATATAACTCTTGAGGATTATTTTATCATTATAGTTGTTGACAATGGAATAATAAATGAACCTTTAACATCTGTATCTTTTCCTTACGCTATTTTGATAATACAATCATGGACATCAAATTTAAATAAACCTACGGTGCAGTTAGGTGATGGTCTTACTTTTAATAAACCACCATTTGAGTTAAGTGATATTAATTTTATCCGTAGGGGGGGAAGACTTGGAATAATAATAGTAAGGGATAGTCCGCCAGAATAGGAGATAAAATGACTAATATTAAAAGATGTATTTTTAACGATATATACATACAAACCGAAAATCCTTCGGATTTTTATGTAATAAATAGCATTTTTGATGCACATGCAGATACATTACCTTATTTTATATTGTTTAATGGAGAGTCAAAGGGAATTTTTGCTTGCAATAATGATTTCTACAATCTACCTACTGTTGCAGCTATAAAAGTTGTTGGAACTGTTAGAACAGCTAGAATTCTTAATAACAATTTTGAATTAGTTGGATTTGCAGTTGATGCAAATGAGGTTACAACATGAAACCATTTTCTTATGGCCCAAGCACAGACTTTTTAATAGACAATAATATAACATATGAAGCATCTGATGATCCTTTCCGTTGCAGCGATCAAGTTCATGTAGGAGTTTTTAATCAAATAAATATTGATCCGTTATTAGTGGATCCAGCAAGCGGTGACTTTAAATTGCAAACAGGAAGTCCAGCTATTGGTGCGGGTGTTGACAATATTCACGAACCATCTGTTCCAACAGACGATATTATTGGAAATCCAAGAACACCAAATACTGATAGTGGAGCATATCAATATATTCCAAGTGGGGCTGCTCCTCATGAAGATATAAATATTGTGATGATCTATTAACAGAACATGATATATAATTTTAGTTAGGAACAAATAAAATGGCTGATCTCTCTACCTCTTCTTATAATCAACAGGAGAGGGTCGGAAGAAAAAGATTCGAATCAGGAATCGAGTTTGAAAAGATTGTCCTCAATCTTGCTCGAACGATTCAGGATCGTTTACTCCAAAATTTACCTAGCAACTATCCTCAGGATCCAAATACAAATCTGGCTGAGATTTTCAGGGCTATCTCCGAAGAGTTCGCACGGCTTCAATCTTCTATTTCCGATGTAAACGAGGATCAGTATCATGTTAGTATTAAAGCAGAGTATCTCTATCAAATCTTGGGGGATACTTTGTTTCTGGACAACAAAGCTATAAACTATAACATCTCCGATGCTGCTTATAGAGATTTCTTGATAAATGTGAGAAATGCCTACTACGGTGGAAGCCGAAAAGACAACATTGAACAGTCTGTTTCGGATATTTTAGGAATACCTGTAACCATAAAAGAGCTCTATTTAGACCTCAGAGAAGAAAACACTTCCGTTACAATTAAAGATACTCATAAGATGTTTTGTGACATCCTTATGGACTATGTATCCTCTACCTCTGTAGGTCTGTTGCTGGAAAATCTCAAATTCTTTTTGGATCTTATCAAACCTGCCCACACCCTATATGACACTCGTTTGATCTGGACAGATACCATACAGACACAAAATAATGCCTGTACACCAGTTTATGCTGAGACAGGAGCTCTATCCGAGATAATCTATGGCGTAGATAAAATCGACATGGTTACGTCAGTAGACGATAGACTATATAGGATCACCGGAGCATATATAGATCCTAAAGAAAGTTGGACAACTGGTATTGTATCTTCCATAGACGAAACAAAAGGAATACTCTATTTAGAAGATAAAACTATCCTAGTTTGTACAGATACCTCTAAACTCTATGAAAGAGCGTACGAAGACGCTGGCGTTACTGGTTTCTATACCGCTTCAGATTCAACTATCTTGTTGGGATCTCTAAACCCTGGAGACGATATCTTCTATTATGCCACTCAAGATGGCCCAAATTCTTCATCGGTTATAACAAGTGATTGGCTCTACACCGGGATAGTAGGGTTAACTGCTGGGATCGATACCAGCAATGAAACAATAACTCTGACCTCAGGGCAAATCCTTGTCTACAACAAGGATGTTTTAGTATACACAAGGGATAAAAACGGAGAGTATAGAATCTTTGTATCAGGCCTTACTGGAGGACAAGAGATAGCTTTTAGAGGAACAGAGTATTCACAGCTTCTTCAATTCTACAACGTGCCAGAAGCGGTGAAAGAAAACCCTTATAAACAGTTCGATCCTGAAGTCATGGAAACTCCGTACTTCCAGGGTAACGTTAAAAAAGTCCTAGAAACACGAGAAGAAGGTCTTACTGGCTTATCCGTAGGACCTCACGTTATAGTTGAAGATGGAATAGTTAAAGTAGTTGATGTAGAGAGTAAATTCTATAAGAGAGAAAACTCAGTAGCATGTAAACCATTCAAGGTACACAGATACAATCTTTTTATAGATGAAGTATTTAAGGATCAGTTTTCAATAGAAGAACCTGATCCAGAGATAACAGAGGATGAAGCTTTACTGGTTTTTGGAAACATGCCAGGAGAGTCTGGATTAGGCCTGACTGGTTTGAATTATAACATAACAATAAACGAAACTAGTCAACTAGAGGAGACTTCCGAAGAGCCTACAGTCCAAAGTATAGGTGTAACCGGCCATACAGAAATGTGCGACAGGAAAGCCGAGTGCCAATTAGTCCCTTACTATGAGGATACGCGAAAGTACTATGATTTTCCAGACATACAGCTTACCTCTGGTTTCATAACTACAGTTATTCTACCGGTCCCTTATGGTGTAACAGGACTGGAACTTCCAGCTTATTTCACGATATCTAATGATCCTAATAGCTATGTAATGCCATGTCTTCCTATTTTAAACAGTGATGGAGAACCAGCAGAACCAGAAGATTTAATAGTCTATATAAATGGATTACAGGTTTTAGACGCCGTAAACAGTGTAAAGCCTTGGACTGGCGAAGTAGATCTTAATTTTTTACCTCCAGCTAATTCTAAAGTCAGGGTAGACTATTACTATTCAAACAGATATCCTGCCCCACAAACATACATAGAGCATGTAGGTCAGACTTTATCATCTCAACGTCTACAGTGGCCGTATCCGATAGTCGAGACGGGACTATATGGAAACTCTCAGGATTTCCAAGTAGACAAATATCCAATTTTGAATCAACGAGGTCAATTAGCGAATCCTTGTGATATAATGACCTCTATAGGAAGTCTCGATGTTACTGGGAACATTATTGGTGTCACAGGCTGTGGGATAACAGGTTTGGATAAAAGTGTCCTTATATCAGACTCTTCAGTTACGGGAATACACGCAGGGGATACCTTAGTAATAGATGCTGAAAGCTATTTCAATACTACTCTCATATATACCACAACAGGAATAATAGGCTATAACTATATAGTACTAAATAAAAATTTTGGAGTACCAATAGATCCTGCAGGATTCCCGTACGAATCAGTTAGCTTTACTGGTGCCCCTACAGGAACAGTAGAGTGTGTAAGACCTATCCTAGGACATATCCACCTAACAGGAGCTCCAGCCTTAGGATCTTTTGTTAAGTTCGACTATTACTACAACGTTTATAACAGGACTTATACCTTTGTCCCTGATGTTGGAGTCACTGGTCCCTACATGAATCAGGGCTATGCCTCTGATACGTTTTATGGAAACTACAATGGATTTACCCTAGTACCAGATGAAGGTTTTACTGGATATCAGAATCCTATTTTTGATTACAACCAAGTAGAAAAAATAGGGTACCGTTACAGGGTTTTCAACCTTTCAAACAGTTCCGTTTTGAATTCAAAAGATACCTTGGTATTAGACGGATATTATAGGAATAGTGGAGAAGCTTCCTGGGCTAATAATCACAACAAGCTTAATCAGTACAATCTTCTGTTCAGCCCAGAGTACCTAACTGATCAGGATCAAAATGTTATTCTAAATGATAAATATTTAGAAAAGAATTTGGATCCCGTCACTAAACTCTATCCTGGTTCGGTACCTTTCGTAGCAACATTCACCGATGATGGTCGTTTTCGTAATAATACCTACCCAGAGAGTACAAGTACTTATATAGAACCTACAGTTACAACACATGATATCTCTGCAGGATTTACGATTGTTGGTGCGGACGATTCTGGGCTAATAGATTATAAACCTATATGTGAGTACGAGAAGAACAGGAAGATAAAGCTTTACTCGGCTCTTAAAATAGTAGAGCAAGATTTTGAAGGATTCGATGGTCCTCTTTCTACAATATCTGAGGGACAGAGGACGATTCCTTTCTCAGTAACGTATATAGATCAATACTACCCAAGCAGAGAATTGAGACTTAATGACTATTTGGATTATATAAATCGTGTCCCTGAAGAAGGAGCTACCGGTGTTTTGAGGATCATGAGAAACTCAAAGGTAGCTAAAAGGGTAAAGGGGATATGGAGAAATTTAAAAATAGGGGACATGTTCAATGTTAATACTTCCCCTTATACTCATTATTATACCGTTATAGAAAGAATCGATAGTGATACTGTTTTATTTAGTACCAATTTTAAGGAAGCTTCTGGAGAGTATATCTATAATTTGTATCGGGATACTGTTTACCAGACTGATGTGTCTTTAGATGAGGTCACCAGAGAACTAGTTCTCAATGGAATAAGCGATCCTTCCTATGGTTTGACAGGTTTTCCAGGAAATGGAGACACAGGGATAAATTTTGGTATCCATTTTCCTGACCCAAGTCTTTCTGCACATCCAAGAAGTCCGTACAACCCCAACATCACCGGCTTGCCTACTGGTGATAGATTCCTTCTTCTCGTGACAGGTCCCCCTGCCTCAAGTCTAACAGGTCCAAGATATGTACCCCTAACTAGGGAAATCATAGATGCTGATGGAAACACTGTGTATTACACCGGCATGCTATCGGGATATACAGGTCCAAGTGGAGCACTAAATTTAGGGTTGACAGGACCGACAAGAGACAATAATCCTAGAACGTTAGAAGGTGATGACAAGTATTTCATACCCTCTGGAGACTCTGGGATATTCTGGGCATACAGCGAATCTGAGTATCGTGTAAATTGGCGGAACTGGGATCAGGCTATCATGATAATACATGGGTCAAGCGGAATGGCAGGGTTGACAGGTCCAGATAAGCTATGGGTACAAGGGATAACAGGATCACCAGAATGGGGAATCAAAATAATCTAAATAGCTCTAATACTCTCTTAATTTATTTACATATATAGGGGCACTATCAAGTGCTTAAGGAGCCAAACTATGTTTAAAGAGTTTTTGGAAAAAGGCCTGAAGCAACTTCTTCGGGTGGTTACTGGAATAAAATATGAGGAAGAGACTAAGAAAATGAAGGGTGAGCTTTTCTTGTTCCTTAGGGAAAAAGGGAAGCTGATCAAGGTCATACACCAGTCTAATATCATAGTCAATACTGCGTCTGTTCTTATAGCCCGTCTACTCAAGGACAGTCACGAACCTACTGCAGGTATATCCTATTTGGCTGTAGGAAGCGGTGACGATGCCTGGGACCCTTATGATCCTCCTGCTCCTACGACCTCACAAACTATGTTAGAAAGTGAATTCTTCAGAAAGAACATATCAATTGCCACGTTTATAGATCCTCAGACAGCAGAGCCCACTGAAAACGATACAAACATCGTAGACTATGCCACTACTTTCTCGGAAGCAGAGGCTGTTGGACCAATCATGGAGCTAGCTTTATTTGGTGGGGATGCTGATTCGACATATGGGACTGGTACAATGGTAAACTGGAGAACATTCCCGGTGATAAACAAGACAAATGCGATGACTTTGACTATTATTTTCAGGATTACGGCTTAAGGATAATCAATGCGTCAGCTTATCAAGAGATGTTCCAACATAGGCTCGAATGTTATCGGTTTTATTCGAGTTGGAAGCAATTCCTTGTCACTTATCAGTAAAAATGATGTCGTTAAAGGCGTCCTTAATGGGTGTGAGATCTTTAAAACAAGTAATCTGAAAGAAGTGAAGAATAATGTTGCATGTGTCATGAGTGATTTGATTCTTGGCATGAATGAGAAGGATAAATCCGACTCACTTACAATATATAGGGATCACTGGTCTAGTGAAGAGTACCCAGTTCAAGAAATAGCCGACCAAATCATCGATAGCTTGAAAAATAACGTAAAGTTGGCCGTAAAAGTTAGAGCAAAAGAGGCAAAAGTAGCTTTTGAGCCCGAACTACACATAAAAGGCAAAATAAATGCTGGGATACTTAGCACAAACATGAAAGTCTTGAATCGTAAACTAGCGAGTACGGTATGTGTCCTTCAAAGCGCTTTAAAAAACACTAATATCATAGTAAATCACAGATTTAAAGCCAAAAACTCAGCTTGGGGATTGAAATCAATACAGAAATTTGTAGATGATGTAAAGGAAACGATAGATGGTAGTGACGCAGAGATAGACAAAACGGATTTTTACAAGGAAATGTTAGATAGGACCATTGGGAAGCTGGCTTTGAAGCTAGGATCTGAAGTTTGCCTTAACAGTCCTGAAGAAAAAAAGATAATGAGTCAAGTTCTCATACCGGACATTTTAGATAACTATGAAAAAACCAAGGATCTGACATCAAAAGTCGTCCTAGATATAGTTCCACTTGTTTATATAGGTGATGTATTCAAAAAAAATACAAACTATCCAGTAAACTGGTTCATTTCTGACGATATTATCATGAATTTAAACGAAGATTACAAGTTTCTTATTGGTTTTATGCAGGAGATACCAAGAATAGAGGCAAACGCTATAGTACCTTTGGATATTTTTAAAGATCAACTAATAAAATAATTGGGATATAAAATGAGCGACAATCTAGGTCCCGGACAACCTCGCGTACTGAGTGTAGATGATCGAAGTCTGGACATGGTGGTGTTCCAACAGGGAAGGCCTGCCCTTACCTCTGAGTGGAATCTTATTAATCAAATCGGTGACTTCAAAACACAGCAGGGTATACAAACAAACCTACCCTCAGGATGGTTAAAAGTTGGAACCATAGAGGATACAGGGGCTACCACAACAGTTTCTGTTGTGAGTGCTGCAGAAGCAGCAGCACGTAGCGGACAGGCTTTGACCTCTCTTACCTACGGTAGTGGCGCTTTTAAATACGTCTGCAGAGACCAGACTAATATAGCTGTAGTAAATGGATGGCCAATAATAATCCAGGACTCATCAACTAATCTTCTTGATATTTTAATAACGTTGCCCGCAATTACTGGAACATATCGTTATGATGTTGTGTTTTTAGAAGTCTGGAAGCAACTTGTCAGTTATGGAGATCCCATATATAATTACGGTAATGTGCAAAGTGGCTTTGTCCCTGACAATGAAATTTACTGGAATGTTTTGGGCGCAGAAAGCACAAAAAGAGTACAGATACAATATCGAGTAAGCACGGCTTCTAATGTGTCCCCATCTCAATATTCAGACGGACTCGGTCAAGGATCGGGCATTACATCTTTTATTGGAAATGAAGAGTTTTGGAGTGTAGGACCAAAGGATATAGGTCTATACAGAACACATACCGGTACTTTGAACACAGTTGACGGCTATGTATATGCTATTCCAATGTTTCTAGTTTATAGAAGAGCTCAATTAGGATCCAACATATATTTCTCTCAAAGTAGCATATCCAGTGGAAATTCATCTTGGACAAGTGCTGTATCGGGGGTGGGATTTGACAGACCTGATAGCAAGTACTCTGATGTGATCTATCCAGAAGACATTATAGATACTAGGCACCAAATCATAACGTCTGGAAGAGAGTTGGATAGTGCTCTTCAAGAATCCTTCCGAAAATTGGTTTCAGGAGAATTGTCCACAAAGGTAGCAGATCCTAGCAGTGTATCTTATTCTGGAGGAGCCACAGTTCTTACAGTAGGGCAATTAAACGGGACAGGCCCCTTACCTGTTATAGCTACCGCTGCTTCCGCTGGAACGTTTGATTTTAAAAGAAGAGCTTATAGTAATGCAGAGATAGTGTGTGATCACAATATTATTGAGATACCCATCAATAACGTAACCAGTTGGAATTATGGCGACATATTCTTGTCATCTTTTATAACTCCAGAGATTACTGGAATTGGTGAGATAGTATCTATAGACGGTCTTTATTATGTAGATACCGTAATTCATTTAGACCCCACTGGAAGGCTTGCAGGAAGTGTAAATAACTGGTCAACTGACGGGACTCCAACAAATCTTCCTACAAAGATAACTTTATCTGCCCAAACATTTTCTTCTATTAATCCTAGTATTGGAAGTTCTTGTCACGTCTACATGGAGTTTACTTTTAAATACTATGCTAGTAGCGTCGGATTCTCAGATGTGCCTAAGAAATTTTATGAAGTAGGAATAACTCCATATCAATCTATAGCCACAAGAGACCAGACTGTTCCAGTTCGTTTCAACAACACTACTTTTATTTATGATCAAAGTCATTATCCAAACCAGTTTAGGGATTCTTTGCATTACGATTTTTTAAACTACTGTGGTGGAAACTATACTGAAAACTATGAATTTGGTCATGAGTATGTCTATTATGTCATAAAAAGTAGTAACAGTTTTAGTATCACGTGTCCTAGTGGTCTTTTAAATAATTATCCTATCCTTGGTGTAAAGACAGTTCAATTGTCCTCAGATAGTGGAATATCTTATGGTAATCCGGAAATAATATCTCATGCGGATAGAACGATAAGCGGTCTAGACGTTATTTTCAATATAACACTTAGTACGCCCATATCAGCTCCAACACACCTTTTAGTTAAACTCTATACAGGATACGATTTGATATCTGCAGGAATTAGTGGGTATGATCCTACAGATCCTAAATCCTTCAAATTTTTCGAACTATCAAAACAGGGTAAGGGCATAATAGACACCTACGAAATGATCCTTGTTGAAAGTTCTGTCAAGGATATCAATAACAACTATGTAATTGATATCTCAACTCTAGGTATGCCAATTGTCGCCGTAGCTACTTATACTAGCTACGACAATGTAAACAGTGCAATAACCGGGCAAGCTTACGCATATGAGGATTCTGGAAACCGTGTAGATGTTTCGATAGTACCAAGCATAGGCTCTCCTTCCTCTGCTGTGAACAGTTTTCTGCCAGTTCTTTCCATGAGTCCTGGTTATAGTAATAGCGGATTATTACCAACAAGAATTTGGCTCACGTACAACTCTCCAACAAGTAGCACATTATATGTACCTCTTTTAGTTCATAGCTACGTCATGTCGCCGCATGAGGGTCCTTATACTTTCTACTACAAGACAACTCCTTATCAGGGATTGTTAAGCTCTGATATTGAAAAAGGAAAAATTGAAAAGGAAGGTTCCGCCGTAATCACCTCAGAGGGCTCTGGGGCAATAGGTAATCTTACAACAAATGTTGGGGGGACTGCCTCCATAACGCAAGGGCAAAGAAATGTTATTGTTGACAATTTAGGGGCAACATCGTTACTAAACTATATTGATGTGGGAGATTATTTTAATGTTACAGGTTCTCCTTATTACTACAGAATATCCAATGTAGCATCTAATTCAATAACTTTGGCAGAATTATTTGTAGAGGGCACAGTAATATCTCAGTCTTATTCCTGTGTACGGTTGGATGTTTCAAACAGTAATATCTCAAACGTCATAAACAGGATGCCCACGTACAATAACCAAGATGATTATCAGGGAATTGGTACACCAATAGCTTTAGGTGCTGTCACCGCTTCCATAATTAATACAGAAACTAAAAATTCGATGCAGGATCCATTAGATACCATAATAAATGATTTTCAATTAGGAATGAACGACTATAGTGCCAGAGGAAGGGCAGATTTTGTTTTAACTGACGGAAGGAATAGCTTTATCAAATTAGGAAAGCTAACTCCGAGCATCGTTTACGGAGCCGATCAGGGATGGTTACCAGCAAATGGCTATAAAAAAGTCTATCAGGCATATCTCTACAATAAAGCTTATTATGACGGAACTTATTATCGTGATCTAACTGGTAGGGTATATCTGTTAGTAGTATCCAGTGAAACTAACCAGGATCAACCTGGAATCTTGTTGAATGCTTTTTCTACCAATGATGCTGTTGATATTTTTGAATTGGTTGGAAGACCTATTATAAAGACACTCTAACGTTACTTTAAGAAGGATCTACTATGGCTGGAGAACTTATTAGAACAGCAATTGACATAGCTGCTGGAGAACCAAAGAAAAACGGTAACGGTAATGGAAAGAGATGGCAGCTAATTAGGGATGTCCTTCTTAGTGGTACGTTCCTGTTTTGCCTGGGTATCCTGTGGCAGACATCAAGTTTTGTCACGAAGGTAGATGATTTTATGGCTCAGCAAAAAGATGAGTGGATTAAAATAGATGTCAGGGTAAAGCTTGCAGAGAGTGACCTACAGATACTAAAAGAATGGAAGGTAGCTAGAACACAACAGCCTTTCAACGATAGTAAACAAAAGGACTAATAGTGTCGATACAAAAAAAGTCAGTATCTAAAGTACTAAAAATGGTTTTTGCTGCTGACCCAGTAATGGATCCAGCCACGGAGGAAGATCCCTCTATTAAAGGCCCAGAAGCTCCTGCAGCAATAAATAAACCGTTACCAAAAACTGAAGCTGCCCCATCTACTTCCGAAATCCTAAGGGTAGTTAACAGGATTTATTTCTATAGTGTGGATCCAAATAAAAAAATCGATTTTAATAATTTGACTACTATCTTGTCTGGTACAGACGAGGGAGCTAAGAACCAGTTACTAGCAAATCTTAAAGGTGGAAATACCGGGGACGCCCACGCAGATTATTTTAAATGGGTGTCCTTGTTCGTAAAAGCTGTAGCTCCTTCTGATGAAAAGAGAGCAGTAGTGTATCAATTTGATTTAAATCCATGGGGGACAAAAGCCACTAAAGATCAAATGTTTAAAACAGAGATAGCAGGATTCGAGCCTCCATCCCCTGATGAAATGTCCCAAGATACAGAAAATTACAATCTTTTTTCCAACATAAATCAACTTAGTAAGATGTTAGTTTTGAGTACCGGCCCAGAAGCTTTGTTTACGGATAAAGAGCTCTCAGCTAATTTTGGGAAAATGCTTTTAACTGGGAGAGCAGAGTCTCTTATACCAAATCCCCAGAATTATAATGCTTTTAAAAATGAAGTTTTCTCATACTATAGAATATGGATCCCTGTCCAGGGTATAGAAGAATTGAGGAATGTCGACGGGACTAAGCCAAATGCTGATCAACTTCCTGCAACGATGCAAAGAGAGGGTAAGCAGTATAAAGGTGGGGCTGATTTCTATAAAAAATTCATGGTAGCAGGAAGATTTAAAGAGCCTGCTGCTGAAGGAGAGAGTATGCCTGCAACACCACAAGCTCAGCCGCAACCACAAGCCCAGCCAAGACAGCCCTCACCTCGTTTTGAGCCTGTCACGACTAAAGAAGCAAATTTGGTTGAGATAAAAGAAGATGTCGGTAGAGGCGCTACGCACTACACGGGAAGCTATGATATCATGCAGAAGCTTGTTGAAGCACAGCATAAGAAGATGAGGATAAGGAAGGAAGCTCTGTATGCTCCATCAACAACACCTTCTAGTACCAGTAAGGGGATAAATGTCCCTGAAGATGTTTTAGGAGATCCAACGCAAACAAAACGTGTTACAGATGAAATTACAAAAGCTTCTAAACAAATTGCTAACGCTAAAAAAAAGATAAATCCTAACGTTCAACCCGGTGCTACTCAACCTACCCCACAGGGGACTCAACCGGCCTATGCTGCAGTATGCAGTTCGGATAAAGTGTCGAAAGTCGTTAATAGCTTTTTGGATTCGAGGTCGTGGAGTGAGATAAGAGACGCCTATACCGCTAAATATGGGGAAAATCACCATCACCTTAGTCTTAAGTGTGTAAAGTGCGGGAATATAGAGACTTGCAAATGTCGTGCCCCTAAAATCACAGAAGAGGGGGTCTGTGACGCATGTATGGCGGCGGGTGTATAAAAGTTTTTGAAACAAAGATTTTATTTTAAATTTGGGCTGTTGCCCAACTATATTGTATTAAGTAGTTTTTGAAAAATGTCCTAAAATAGAGAACATAAAATGGCTGGATACGGCTTAGTTCCTTCCAATTATGATACCCTGAAAAAGTTAAGAGAGAGCAAAACTGCTACTCTTAAACCCTGCAAATATTTAAAACCCACCACAAAGCTGAGATACTATCAAGTCATCGGAGCCGCTAATCTACTCCTGCTTAACAGAATGATTTTGGCAGATTCTGCAGGTTTAGGTAAGACGGTCCAACTTATAGCTGCTTACTGTTTTTTGTTAGAAAAAGATCCTACTCTTAAGCTACTTATTATATGCCCTAAATCTGCCGTAGATCAATGGGCGGAGGAGTTCGAGAAATTTACAACTGGTATTTCCGTACATATCATGTCAAACGAGTACGGAAAAATTAAGGGATCGGACAAATACGATCACGTGGATGTCCTCAAGAAAAAAGGTATTCCTTTTGAAAAGTCTAAATGGTTCGAGGCAAGAAAGATACAATACACAACTATAAACGCCAACGTACTGATAACAAACTGGCATGCTGTGCAAGACGATTATCCATTCCTTGCTTCAAACCGTACTGATAATTTTATACTTGCTCTAGATGAAGTACAGGAGATAAAAAACAGAAAAACCGATACTCATTTTGGGGCCGACTACATAGCACAAAAAGCAGTAAGAGTCTATGGCCTAAGTGCAACGATCATAAAAAACAAGCTCGAGGAAGCTTACAATATATTCAGGGTAGTCGTTCCCGGGCTTTTTGGGAGCCGTGCAAAGTTTAACAAGAACTATCTCAAGCTTAAGAAACAGAGGATAAAAAGAGGAAAGAGACTTTTCTTTTTTAACAAAATAATAGGATACAAGAATCTCAAGGAGTTCAGGCAGACTATTGATCCATATTTTCTTATCAGGAAGACAAAGGATGTTGCCAGTGAGTTGCCAACGATTATTGCTAAAAAGATAATGGTGGAGATGACAGATGCCCAACGTAAGCTGTATGTGTATGCTCTCAGTGGAGATCTCTACAGAGATCGAGTAAAAGATAGATATTTTCAATATAAAACGCTGTTTGATGCTCAGCTGACGCACTCCGAGAAGGAGTATGCCATGCTTGAGAAGTTCTGCAAAAATTACCAGGACTCGTTGACAGTGGAGGGTGCCCAGAAGAACAAGATCGCTAGACTAGCTTTTTGCCAACTAGTAGCCAACGGTCCTCAGTGGTTAAACGCTAAGGAGGTAGGAGATAGCAGTAAAGAGGAAGAGTTCAGACGGATATTTGACCAGGAGCTTAGAGCGGAGAAGACAATTGTTTTTACAAGATTTAAATCTGGGATACCCCGTTTAGAATCTATCTTAAACGATCTGGAGATTAAAAGTACCAAAATAACGGGCGACGTAACAGGAAAAGACAGGAAAACAGCCCGTTTACAGTTCCAAGAGAAAGAAGACACCCCTGTAATATTTATTACATTTGCTGGAAGTGCTGCTTTAAATTTGCAAGCCGCTAATATTATATTGTTCTATGATACACCCTGGTCTTATGGGGATCTGTACCAGACAATAGGTAGGGCTCAAAGGATTGGAAGTATCTACCAGCATATCCATGTGATACACATGGTGTCACAAAACTCTATAGATGAACATGTTATAGAGGTTTTAGAGGGCAAAAAAGATTTGATTTCCAATGTCATGGGAGATATAGCCGAGGGAGCTATCGAGTTTAAGCCAGATGAGACGTTGTTTAAGGAAGAGGAAGAGAGCACAATAAATGCCCTCTTCAATTCTGTTTTTAAAAAAATCGTTTAACAGTTTTTAAACAGCCCTTTTGTTAGGGATCTATGCAAAACGAAAACGTGTGCCCTTATTGCGGCGGTGCAGGGCAGATCATCGACCGCGATAGAAAAAATTTTACATTTGATAAGAGCGGTAAGCCCCTTGAGGAGTATCGCTATTATACCTGCTTTTGTATCAACAACAAAATAGTCAGTAAATCTTTTACAAAGCTATATGGCATTCCGGATATAACCCCTGATGGCACTATCAAAGCTGGTAAATTCGGTGGATTTAAGAATCTCGTCATATACGGTAATGAACAGAAATTTCTGCATCTTGTAAAAGCTACAATGGTTTTGCATGCAAACTATCACCACACATTTGAATTCGTAAACGGGACCGAACTTGTTCACAAATATTTTGTTGAACAGCCCAGGGGTATTACACGACACCTTCCTGATTTGGAAAATAAGGATATGGTTATTTTTATTTTTGACGCTTCTACAGAGAACAAAGCCCAAAGCAGGGCAGTATTTGAAGTAGTCAAAAATAGATTCAGGATGAACAATCCGGAAAAATTGGCCAAAAAGGAAAAGATAGAGAGACCCACGTGGGTTTACTCCAGTAACTCTGATTCATTAAAAAGCAGCAAAGAGTACTCCCCGGAACTCGCTCCGTATCTTAGCAGGTATGAAGAGAGGGATCTCAAAAGCTATGCTGTTCCTTTTGATGTAGTTGATGTCGATACAAGCACAGTAAACAACATACAATTTGATTTAGGAAGCTAATATACTATGATAGATCTAAGTTTGATCTTCAGATCGATAATAAACTTCAAAGATTCTTCTGGGTCAGAAACCCTGTCCCAGAAGAATCTCATAAAGAATTTTCAGGCTCTTCAAAAAAATGTCCCCGATGAGCCAGAAGATCGAGCCTATAAAGAGCTATATTTTTTTATACTAGACCACGTAAGAAGTTGTGACACTTCCCAAGAGTATGAGCTTCCTTCGTATGATATAATTAAGAAGTTTTTTGAGGAGAGTGGAGGGGAGCATCCTGAAGAGGTATTAAAAGCCCTTGAACAGATTAAGACACAAGTTCCTTTCATCGGTCAGGACTATTACCGGATACTCAGAACATACAAGGAAGAACTGGACCAAGAGAAATTAAATCAAATTCTTATCAAGACAAATAAAATAGCTCAGGTTGGGGACAAAGAAGGAACAGGCAAAAACATTATCACGTTGAAAGGGATACCTGATGCTCTGAACTATTTTGCGCGGAAATCACGGAGTCTTAGGAACAGTTCCACGGGAATCAAATTAGAGTCTCAGATTATAAGTAGGGATGATGTTGACGAAGAAAAAAAAGACTATTTAGCTGTAAAAAAAGATCCTCTGGATACTTATGGGATAACCACGGGACTGTCTCCTATAGATAAGGTCTGGAATCTAGGTCTACAAAATACAGAATTGATGCTTGTCACGGCTTTTACTTCACACGGCAAGACCGCATTTTCTATGTATATGGCATATCGAGCTATACTGATGGGATTCAATACGGCAGTCATATCCCTGGAACAGACGTTCAAAGAAATAAGAACTCAGATTTATGTCAAACATACCTGTAACCCGATAATGGCAAAAAGATTTCCGGAGTTTGCCCATCTTATAGGAACATTAGATATAAAGAATGTGAAATCAGGGAAGCTTACAGAGGAACAACAGGCATTTTATTTTGCGGCCTGTGAAGATCTGGCAACTACAGAGGGCTACGGCAAACTTAATTTGTGGTATCCCCCTAAGGCTAAACCCACAGTCTCAGAAATTGAATTTAATCTTTCTCAGGTCCAGCAGGAGTACAAAACAGTTGGTAGAAATCTTGAATTTGTAGTGTTAGATTACATATCACTTCTCGGCCTTTCAAGAGAAGAAATGACTAAAGATGCAAACGAGAACCAAAATGTAATCATAAGAAATTTAAAGAGCCTTTGTAACACATTTAATGGCGGTCAAGGATTAAGGATGTTATCTCCGTTTCAGGCGAATAGGGACGGATTAAGAGAAGCCAAGCAAAATGATGGTGTGTACCAACTAACAGCACTATCTGGTGCTCATGAAGCAGAAAGATCTGCCGACGGAGTTATAGCTATGTACATGGAAGATATTTGGAGAAATGAGGGCAAGATAAAGTTCTCTTGTTTAAAAGGAAGAAGAAATGGTTTTTTTAATGCTTTTAACGCACGAGTAAATTACAAATCTCTATTCTATACAGATAGTAACATAGATGAGAATATGGATGAGATAGAAGCGGTCGAACGAATACAGACATCTCTGCAACATACTTAACATAGACTATGAAAGATTTTGTAAAATTAAAAGAAGAGATAAAAAAGCATGTAACTCTCGGTGAGATGCTTCGAGAAGACGGGAGAGTCACCCTTGAAGTAGATGAGGAACAGATACATTGTCCTTTTCATGGAGCAGACAATAAGAAAAGTGCCCGATACTATAAGCAGACAGATACTATGTACTGCTGGGCATGCAAAAAGATTTGGGATGTCTTCTCTTATACACAGCAGGAGAGGGGATCGACACTTAGAGAGGCAATCAATAGTCTAGTAAAAGAAAACCATATTGACATCTCATCTGTGCCTGAACAGATAGATGTCCTTATACAAGGGATAACCGGACAAGAAAAGCCAGCAGAGATAAACAGGAACAGGATATTTTTGATGCAAGTACGTGACTGTATCTTTAAATTAAAAGATAGTATAGCCGTTGAAAAATATCAAAGATTAGTCCATTCCTATATGCTTTTGAAATATCTTGTGTCAGATGAAAAATATGTAGAGGCATGCAACAAAATGAATGAAGCACTTACCAGAATAACGAAAGAAATATAATATGGACGAGTTTGACATGATAATTGATGATGCAGAGCCAGTAAAGAAAACTGTGGATAAACCAGTTGCTAAAGAACCAGAAGTTAACACAGATGATCTTGTTCTGGCGATACCTCAATTAGATGCTCTTGCAAAGATAGATGTAAAGCATATCGTGGACGAAATGCCTTGGATGAAAAATAAGAAGTTTCTTCTTCTTCATGACAGGAGGTCAATAGAAGATTTTATTGATAGGATGATAAAGCAAGGCATAGGAGCTCTCGACACAGAGACAACTGGTTTGAATACAAGGTTGGATAAAAATGGTGTCCCCTATGATAAACTGGTAGGGATATCTCTTGCATTAAGCAGAGAGGAAGCATGCTATATCCCTATAGCCCACGCAGACAAAGAGTACAATGTTTCTTTAGAGTTTGTTTTGGATCAACTAAAAAAATTGGCAGCAAACTGTACGCTTATTTTTCACAATTTTAAATATGACGGTCAGGTATTAAGGAATTACGGAATAATAATTGGTGGCGAGATATACGATGAAAACATGTTTGAAGATACTCTTATCATGGCCGTAATTCAGGATGCTTCGAGAAAAGCCAACGGATTAAAAATATTGTCTAAGAATATCCTCAAAAGAGAAATGATGGAGATAAAAGGTCTCGGTGTTAAAGTCACTAATGATACTATCCCTGCTTTTGACCAAGTCCCTCCGGAAAAAGCGGTATATTATGCAGCTGCAGACGCCATGAATACCTTTTACCTGTATGAAGTCTTTACAGATTTAATAAATCAACAGGATCATGACAGAAGACAAGGTCCCTGGGGAATATACAAAATTGAAAAACGTTGCATGTTTGTTACTATGGAGATGGAGCGTAATTATGCTAAAGTAGATTTGGAATATCTAAAGAAGATAAAGGCAGACCTTGAGAATCGAAGCCAAGAATGTGTAAATAAGGTCCATGAGATAGTGGGAAGACCAATTGATATAAACAGTCCAAAACAACTAGGGACTCTTCTTTTTGATGAACTAAAATTAAAATACACCTCTAAGACCCCCAAGGAAAAAACAAAATCTGGGAACTACGAAACCTCAGAAGATGTCCTAAAAAAAATTAAGAAAGATCACCCAATAATTAATTATATCCTTGACTATCGTGGGTATCAAAAGTATCTTTCTACATATGTCGACAACCTCATTAACCACTCAGACCAAAACAATGAGATAAAATTCGAGTTAAATCAGACACGAGCAGATACAGGAAGATACTCAGCAACAGGCGGAAAGGGATTAAAAATAGATGGATATGGAAAGATAAACTGTCAGAATCTTCCAAAATCCAACTCAAAAGACCCTAAATCAGTAGATATTAGAAGGGCTATCATAGCCCATCCTGGATTTAAAATAGTATCAATAGACTACAGCGGTGAAGAGTTACGCATAGCCGCCAACCTCTCGAAAGAAGAAAAGTGGATCAATGAATTCCTTCACGGTTCAGGAGATCTACACACAGTCACCGGAAAAATCATATACAACAAAAACGAAATCAGTAAAGAAGAGCGGGAGAAGGCAAAGACTCTGAACTTCACAATTTTGTATGGTGGGGGACCGGGAACATTCGCAGCACGAGCTGAAATAACTTTTGATCAAGCAAAAAAGTTGATTCATAACTTTTTTAAACAGTATAAAGGTATTGAAAAGTGGGCAAAAACTGAAGCTAAGATATGTAGAAAACAAGGATACTGCCGAACAGCACTCGGGAGAAGAAGACCCTTAACAGAATTCTATAACTCGACTGAAATAGAGGTGCAGAAACACGGTGATAGGTGTGCCATAAATGGCACGGTCCAGGGTACAGCGGCAGATATAATAAAGATAGCTTTGCAGCGTGTATCTAAATGGGTCAGGGAACAAGGTTTGCAGGATAAGATAAAACTAATGGTCCCTATTCATGATGAAATAGTATTTGAGATAAAAAACGACGGCTCGGAAGAAGATCAAGCTGCTTTTGGACACTATATAGAAGAGCTGTCAAATATAATGATAATAGATGACGTTGTTACTAATCTAAGATGGCCCGTCCATCTTGATGTAGATGCCGAATATGGGGATTCTCTCTCTGTAGATCACAGTTATTTTGAAGAGAAAGAAGAACTCATGCAAAACTCCAAAAATACTAACGAATCCCAATCTCAACCCAAAAAGGAGAGTAAAACTACTAATGTGGAGGCTACAGCTACGGGTGTTAAAGAGATAGATCAGATTAGTGTTTCTACCACACAGCATTCAACGGGTCAAAGTATGGGGTATCAGTTTGAGGCAAACATACGTTCAAAAATATTAGGAGAAGACGATCTACGTTTAGCAAAAGAGATACTGTTGTCTCGAGTGAAAGAAGAACCTAAAGAAATAGAGAAAGCGATTTCTGACAGTCCTAATTTGAATGTCTTCATTGATAAGCAGAACTATTTTGCCTATTCCATATCCAATTTTGATACCGTTGTAGCGAAGCAAGTTGACACTGTTATTAGTATTTTGGAAACAGTTGGGGACATTTTTATCGGACCCAAATGCTACATTAAACTATTAACAGAAAACAACGAAGTGCTGTATGTCAGCACCAAAAAAGTATCGGTTGATGCTTTTATTTCGTTGTGTCTCTGGCTTAACATTTAAAATTTAGGAAGGAACTACAATGGTTGTCGTAAAGACCGTAGAAGAGTTTTGTGAAAAAAATGAAAAAGAGTTAAGAGCTTTTATGACGTATAAGACCGGGATTAAAGATGTAGACATGATCAATGACACGATTCAAGAGTTTTACAAGGGTCTCATCATGTACCATTCCTTGGAGTTATACGATGAGAACAGGGCTCCGACAGAGGAACAGAATAAACTTAATTTTGAAACATGGATATGTAATAACTTGTGCTGGCTTCTCAACATTATGAAGAGAAGGAATTTCAGGGACAGATTTGAAGTATACTCCCAAGTCGATACATGCTCCGAAAAACCAGGCTCAGCAGAGCCGGTAGATGTGTGGGAGGTCCTTGATACCACAAAAAACAACAATTTTTTCTCTGTGGATGAGAGGTATAAAGTTTCCCAAGTAGAGCAAGAACAAGAAAACGGCTTGAACAGGGAAATGAATGCCTTCTTAAGATATATAGAAAGGAATCTTCCTGAGAAAAAATCAAAAGAGATTAAAAATTTTATACTGTATCGTGCCAAAGGATTGAACAATACCGACATAAGCTACTTGCTGGGTAAATCAAACAACATGATTAAGATCATACGGCAAGATGCCGAACGAAGGTATAATAAGTGGAAGAAAATCAGAATAAAAGTTTGAGAGAGTCCCTTGTAGAAGAGATTGAAAAGACAAAGGATCTCCTTGTCCGCTATTGGGCGGGGGATCTTTTAATGCCCAAAGATTTTAATTACAAATCGACTATATTGAAACTGCAACATCTACGGAACAAACAAAAAGTAATCAAAAAACAGGAGAGAACCGACCATGAAAAAGAACAATAAAAAAACAGAAGATGTAGATGTTACGATAGATGACGTGCTAGGAGATTCCTTTGGTACTGTGGAAGAGGAACCTGCTATCCCGGAAGAAAAGGACTATTTGGATCAACCTCCAACTACCCATTTAACTGCTAAAAAAAATAAAACCGATGAGATGGCAGAGCCCGAACTAATAGAGGATAAGAAAGAGGAAGTAAAAAAAGACCCTAAGACTATGGCAGAGGATGCCATATCTCTTGCAGGTCGTTTGGAGATGTGGAACAAATCCTGCGTCGACAAGTTTTTTGATCTTAGGTCCGTAACATTCACGGCGACAGATGAAGAGATGTTCATTGAGAGTAACGATAAGAAATATTATTCAAAACCCCTGTATTTCAAAGCTGACCCCCAGAAGCCTAAAGATCCTAAGATAGTACATGCACAGAAGCAATTTTGCAAAATGATAGGGATTCCTCACGGCTTTTTCGTGAATAACAGGCCTCAGCTTAAAATGGATATTGTTAAAACATGGCAGGCAGGATTAGGAGCAGACGAAACCAAAGGTCGCTGCATAGTTAGATTCAGAGAATCCCAGGATTATAACGTCATAAGAGCATTTGTCCCAGAGACATTCGCTCTCATACAGAACCACGAACTTATCCAGACGGTGAATAGTACTTTTATTAAAGTGGACGATCCAAATCCTAATGTCTTGGAATTTGCCTACGGGGATGATAGGGACGAGCTTACTATACACGCTAGGTATCTTTCCGGACAGAAATTTCAGATATTAGGAGATGATGTTTGCGTAGGATTCTCTGTAATAGCCTCAGAGCTGGGAGATAGTCCCCTTATCGTTGAGGCGTTGCTGCATCACATCCCAAGCAGGACGGCTTTTATATCTTCGTACGGTGCAGAGTCTTTTTTAAGGGCTAAGTATGAGGGGATCCAGCCACAAGATATTAAGGAGATCTTCCCAAAACTTATTGAGCGAATAACTCAAGAATCTCCTGAGATAAAAAATCGAATCGAAAGCTTAAAAACCGAAATAGATCCAAACGAAGAGTGTGTCGAGGTAGTTTCTTGGAGGGGATTACCGTCTAAATTTAAAAGGTCTTTGTTCCACGAAGTCAGCAAATGCTCTGACGACATGAAGACCAGATGGGATTTTGCCAGACATATGTCATTAATTGCTAAGGATTTTGAGTCTTTGAAGAGGTTAGCGATAGAAAGAGCAGCCGGACAATATCTTAATCTCATGTTTGACAAACAGTAGGAGATATTATGTGCGACTCACCAATGAAGGTTTTGTTTTCTGTAGGAAAATATGGGACAAAAGGATATTGGTCCATTTGTTTCGCTGGTAAAAGATTTTTGTATAAAGGTATCTGGGTATGCCACAACGGTAATCATCGTATTATTCCGTTTAACAAATTTTTTGAAAAAGCAAAATAAAAGGCAATCAGATGACTATGTCTACTGACTGGCTTCCCTTTCCAGGAGAAAGCCTCAATACAATTAAAAAAAGAAGAGAATCCATGGCGCGAGAGGAAGGATGGGTCTATAAAATAAAATTGTCTGAGCTTCGCAAGGAGCTTTCAACATTGAGCTATAAAGGAGTTTTTCCGTGGCCAAAATCCAAATCAAAAAAACAATCTAAGAAAGGAATTAATTATGCGTAAAAATCACACAGAACTAGTGTGTATCCTTGATCGTTCGGGTTCTATGGAATCTATACGCTCAGATGCCGTTGGGGGTTTCAATACTTTTATAGAAGGTCAGCGTCAAGTACCAGGAACAGCCTCGGTTACTGTGGTGCTGTTCGATGACAGGTACGAACTCCTATACGAAAACATCGATCTCCAAACCGTAAAAAATCTAACAGATGAAACCTTTGTCCCGCGAGGGATGACTGCCCTGCTCGATGCAGTAGGGAGGACCATAAACGAAGTGGGAATACGACTCGATAAAACTCCGGAAGATCAGCGTCCGGAAAAAGTTATGATTTGCATCGTAACTGATGGTCAAGAAAATTTCAGTCATGAGTTTCAACTTGATAAGATAAAAGAGATGATCAGTCACCAGAGAGATAAATATAGCTGGGAATTTTGTTTCTTAGCAGCAAATCAGGATGCCTTTGCTACCGCTGGTGGTATGGGTGTTTCCAAACAGTATACTTCGAATTTTGCCGCAACATCAGCTGGAGTACGAGGAGCATATGGATGTGCAGGAGTTTATGCCACACAGTACAGGACTAAATAAATTTTAGGGGGTATTTATGCTGGATTCAAAAGGGTTAGATGAAAAAGTACAAAGTGAAGTAAACGAAGAGGAGATTAAAAAAATAGAGGAGCAAGCCAGAGAGAGTTTTACGCGGTGTATAGCCTACACACTGTTTGGAGAGAGGTGTTCAAAACAGGAAAATCCAAAGAAAAACGCAGAAGATTTCATAAAATCTTGGTATATCCAAATGCACAAAAATACTCTTGATAGTTTGAATAGAAATTTTGAAGAGGAATCTAAAGCTAATCCTGCAGCCGATTTCATGCTGGCTCTTTGTGGTCTCACCAGAGAGAAACTGAGAGAGAGGTACGAAACAGCTTTTAAAAATGTCCTCCAGGAATTGCAGCAGGTGGTAGATAGTATCCCGGAAAAAACTAAATAGGAAAAGGATATATGGCAAAGAAGAAAAAAAAGCTAGGGTATAAAGGCTGTACCCATTTTGGTGAGGGACCTACAGAAATTTGTGGAGCTTGCGGTCCATACCACGATTTTCGTTATAGGACTCCCATAAACTATGAAGAAGAATTCCACAGGTTGCTTGACACTGTGACTACTCCCCCGACTAAAGTCGGGGGCTTCTATGAGTCCTAGCCTTCGCAAATGCCTTACGGCAAAAGCGTAGGCCACTCAACAGACTCTAATCCGAGTCTGGGTATTTTAACAGAAATTTTAAGTGTTCCGAATCAGATTTTTTAGGATCTGAAGCAAGGAACTGAGAATAGATTTAAAGTTGGTAGTCCTCATCCAGCATTTTCAGCTTTGATGAGACCTTAAATCTATTTTAAATATAAACTAATTCTAAATAGAAGTCAAGGTTTATTGTTCGCTTTCATCCCACGGCTAAAGCCGTGGGCTTTCCCGCTCACAAGATCGTAAATCAATTTTTAGGGGATACTGCCTCAAGAGCAGCCATACAGGTGCTTAAGAACGCCTCCGACTTTTACAGCATGAGGGGAGATTAAAATGACTGAGGAAAAAAAAGCTCTTCCACTCGACCAGGTAGTAGACCCAAACAATTTTAAGATGCTTCTTCACGAGGTCGTGAAGACAAGAGAGCCTGTAGCAGATGGTAGATCTTTTACGTATAAGGAAGTCAAATACCCTTATAACGGCAAGGTCATTTATGTCATGGGTAGGCATGTGTCTTTAGAAGATGTGTTTAAACATGGTAAGGCAAGTTGTAAGATATGTTCAGGAAAAGGGTACTACTTCATGAACATAACCAAAAAACGGTTCCCTGATCCAAGTGAGTTTTTAATGCAAGAAGAAGAACTTCCAAAAGATCTCTCTCCAGAACAGCAGGAAAAATGGAGAAAAGATGAAGAAGCTAAGACTACTTGGAGGATATTGGCTGTTTGTTTGTGCGCCGTAAAAGCCGCCCATAAAAAAGACTCCCGGTTATTAAGCAACGAGAATCATAATATATGGATGATATTGGACTATGAAATAAAAGATGTTGAAGAGCCTATTACCAAATAGTATATTAATATTTAGATAGAGTTTTTACCACACACTAAAAAGGAGTATTTTATGTATCTTCAACAAGGTGATGTACTAATCGAAAAATCCCCTATCCCGGAAGCTGCCAAAAAATCC